TACATAGCCTTCTTGACCCCTTCAAGTTCGAGGAGGAGGGTCTCGGGGCGGGCGGGGTGGCGGTGGGGATTATCCATGTCCCTGCCGAAGATCACCCACTCGTCGCTCATTTCGGGGTCGATGAGGGCGTGGGGGTCGGCATCCTTACGTCTGCTGAGCCTCTGGTAGATCCCAGACAGGCCCATGCCGGTGCGGGCAGCCCATTCCTTGGGTGTCATGCGCTCGTTGTTGTGGGTCAGGAATACCGAGCCACCACGGCCCCGCTTGGTCGCTTGGTGGTTGCAAGCCTTGCAGGCGAGGGTTTGGGTGCCTTTGGCGAAGGCGTTCCACATGCCGGTGTTGACGATCCGTATCGTCCCGCAGGAGGTGCAGGCCACCTCCCAGTTCTTGCCGGCATGTTTTTTGGAGTCAGAAGGGCCCACCAAGCGGTAGCCCTTCACCTCTTCAGGCATTTTCATGTGTATTCTCCATTCTAGGTCTAAGAAGTAGGCACTATAACATAAGGGCGTTGGGCGTTTAGCAGAATGGAAAAAATAAGTAAGCGAGTCGATACATAGAAGAAACGTAGCGAGTCGAAGTCCTATATTTTCCGTTCTGCTAAGAAAGTCTATTTCTGACGTTTTCAGGGCTCGATTTCATGTGTGGAAAATGGCTGTACATCCTGTGATTCCTGTGACTGTCACAACAAATTCTGCAAAAAGGACATATTAGTTTTTCATAGAAGGGGTATGGCCCCGGCGGCTCAAGAGGCGCACTTGTCGGGCTCATGTGGTGAGCCCGAGCAAATCCCCCAAAAAAAACAATAGCGCTCTAAAAAAAAAAAAAAAACAATAATTTTAAGAAGAGAAGAGAATAGAGACCCTTGGCCTAAATCTTGCATCCCTGTAAATCCGCTCGCATCCCTACGAAATTGACCAAATGTCATTGACATGGGATCAATCTCCTGTTCTACTCTATCCCGCTACCCCGTCCTGCCCCCGTTGAAGGCCGCTCTGTCGGTGCTCCAAGGTCCGGGACCGGTGGCGAGCTGCAGGTACCGTGTGCTGACGGCCTGCGGAAGTCTGGATCCCTGCAATGTGGGGGCGCAGCTGGGGTCCAGGCGCACTAAATTCCGCATCCTTATCGATCCATACGAAAAAGCCCGCACTAGGCGGGCTTTCTTGCATCCGTAGGGTTGATCTACTTGAGCTTGAAGTACGGATCAACGTGTTTGAGCGCCCTGCCGAATGCCTGCCTGGTCGGCAAGGGCACTGCAAAGCTCTGGGAAAGCAGATTAACCGCTGATATCCCCATGTTTATGGCCTTCTGAGGGTTCTCATTGACCATCACGGCGGTGATGCGGTTATCCCAGAGCGCCTTGTTGCGGGCGAGCTCCACTTCTTTCTTGTGGAGTTCTTCGCGTAAGGTGCTGATTTCATTGCGCATTCTTACGAATTCTCGGACGTAGGCAAGCCGAAAGAGCTTTGCCTTGTCCCCGGTATAGCCTAATGCCAGGAGGGAGAAACCCTCCTCTGTCATGAGGTAAGCAGGCTGCGGATCGCCATTTTTATCAATAAAATCAATGGGCACGATTTGGTGCAGGGTCCATTCGGCCTCTCCAGCAGCCTCGTAGAATTCCAGCAGGTCGCGAATATCCTGTAGAACACGCTTGTGTGCTTTCTCAAATATCCGGGCGACATCCAGGGAACCAACCATAGGTTGGCCATCCACGACTTGGACGTGAAGATCAGATGGAATGATAGAATTGCTTTGCATCGTATTACCTCTCGTAGTGTGGTGATGCGTTGAAGTGCTGGCCGGGAGTTCGTATCTCCCAGCCAGTGCGCCCCATTATAAGTCGCTGATCTGCAAAAGACATTGATCTGAGATCACACTACGAATCCTTTCCTACCGACATGAAAAAGCCCAGGGTCGCGAACACGACACTGGGCTTTTTCGTACGGTCTCACAGTCTATTCGGCAAGCCCCCACTGTGCGTAGGCGGTGTGCTGCTTTACGGGCCAGAGGTTGCCCTCTGCTAGTCCCGCCGTCTGCCTTATTAGTCCCTGACATTGACGGTCTTGATCCGTGAGACCGCAGAAGGTCTTAGCATCTGCTAAGCAGAGCAAATGCTAAGACAGCTCCAACCACCTTGTCAATGTGGTTTACGTACACCTTTCATAGCGTAGGCCTTTTTCAGCTCACGCTTGGTCATGGGTCGGGCCATGGGTCGCAGTGCCCATATAACGTCCTCCACAAAGCTGTAGAGGCCCAGGATGGCCAGAAAAGCCACGGGCAGAAGTAGGGCGCTCATGCGCCCAACCCTGTCCAACCCTCCGGGCTTGGCTCAGGCACGTACTGACTGAGGTCTTCGGGTTCCCATCTGTCGAATGCCAGGGATTCGAACTCGCCCCCGCGCTTGGCAAGGACATACGCTTCTCGGGCTTGCTCGGCCCAAAAAGCGCGACGGAAGGAAGCGGACTGTCTGTGGGCATTTTTCATGTTGTGGTGCTCCAGTAGGTCTAAGGGGTCTACCCCGTCGGGGTAGGGGTGGGCGCCCTGGTAGAGGGCGTGGTCGTCCACCCCGACAGGGTAGGGGTGGGCTTGGTCTACCCCATCAGCGCGGGAGTAAGGGTAGGGGTGGGCTTTGTTGTGCCGGCCTTTTCGACAGGCACAAAAAAGCCCACCAAAGCGCCGTGAAACGTCTGTGAGTCACGGTATTGGTGGGCTTGATGGTCCGCTGCCACCCTAGATTGCTGGTCTGGATGGCGCGGTATGTCTACCAGTGCGGACATTGCGGGGTAATTGCTGCGCACGTTATACCGGACCCAGACCCAGCTAAACGCGCACGACAAAAACCACGCCGGCATAATGCCCGCATGGCTGAAACCTAGTAGCACATAGGCGCAACATGGAAGCCGCTATGGTTTATGGCTCATACCCCAAGGTACAAACAGCCAACCTAGCGCCATTACATGCGGCTTTATTCCCTTGCCTTACGTTACCAGATAATCCATTTATCTGGCACCAAGCGATTAGCTAATAACCCACGAAGAGCGAATAGCTATAACCTGATTCCCTGTATAATCACCTATCCTATTAGGTGATATTTATAAACGGACTAGAGTTTAATCCGTTTATAAATGCCGGCAAACTATAACGTTATAGTTTGCCGGATTAGAAGTTATGCAGCTTGGCTAACTGCACTCGATAGCCGTGCTATGGTTTCCCTAAGTTCTTTGTTTTCCTTTTCAAGTATCGTTATCTGATGGCGCAAGGATTCTATGGTTTCCTTGGTTTCCTTGACAGTTTCCTTGGTTTCGGCAAGTTTAACTTGTAGGTCTTTTGCCTTTGCTTGATATGCTTGGGTTTCGCTTGCTTGTTTCTTCAGATCAAGTAAATCCTGTTCCTTTTTGGCCTTGTCGGCTTTGCGTTTAGCATCGCGGGTTTCCTTGGTTTCCTTTTCATCGTCTGACAGTTCATGCTGATAGTCAGACGGATTGACGTTAGCAGGAACGGGTTTAAATTCCTTTTCCTTGTTCTTGGACGCTGATAGCTTTCCTTCACGATAGCTAAACGCTACGGGGGTGAAGTCACGGTAAAACGCCATAATGCTAGTCTTTAGCGTTTGCATATGGATAGCATTTAGCAACTGTGCCATGGGTGAAAAGTCGCCATGATGGATAGCATGATCAACAGTCATCAAAGCCGTTTTACCTGCGAGTTCCTTGGCATTCTGTTGCGACTTGCCAATGCTGACGATGTTACGGTTTATGGTTTTTATATTGTTCATGATTGCACCTATTTATTGTGGGATTATATCGACTTTTATGCTGTTATCTAATGCAATGCCGGCAAACTCTAGCGCATCTGTGATGGTATAGAATATGTTATACAATTCACCAATGCTAGTATACTGTTTTACTATATAGCGCATAATTACACCTATTTAGTTGAATCTAGCAAACTCTAAATAAAGCCAAGCAAAAAGCAAACCGGCAAACACAAAAGGGAAGACATACTCTTCTAGGAATTCTGACATGATGGCCACCTTGTTTTATTGTTGCGTGGGAAAATTCCCACACCGCTATGGTACACGAAATCACTCCCCGGGCATACTTTTATGCCCTGGAGCTTCGCCTGGCTTAATAGGCTATTCAAAAAATTTTAAGTTATAATCCATTTCTGTTAACTCGGAGACTGACTCATGTACCTCGTCAACCCATACTCTGTCCTCCGCAAAACCGGCCGCTTCTACCACGCCTCTCTCACCATCAAAGGCCGTCCCGTCGCCAAACTCTCCGGCTTCCGCTCCCTCGAACACGCCCGCCAAGAAGGCCAAGCCATCGCCGACCGACTCAACCGCGGCGAAATCACCCTCGACGAAGTCAAGGAACAGAGGAGCTCACGCTTTATGGGCCTGACCCAGCAGCAATGGGCCGACAAGCTCGGGGTCTCCCGCAATGCTGTCTACCAAGGCGCCAAGCGCCACGGCATCAGCTGGGAGGAGTGGGTGGTGAGGCGGCTGCCGCTGGGGGAGCGGAAGGCGATCATGACGGAGGAGTAACTGCTTCACATTTGATACTGCTCGTGTTTTACTATTGAGACACTCCTTAGGACCTTGGCCGTGGCCCATACCCGCGGCCTCCTTTTCCAGAAAGGACGCACCACAAGGAAGTACAGCCAGCTCCAAGGCTAGGAGCAGCAAGGACGCGAGCACGGATTGCTGCTCTAGGGATGGAGCATTAACATTGCGGGGTAGTCAGCAGCACCTGCCTATCCCTGCGGAAACCCAGCACGGCGACCGCAAAATCACCCAAGACCAACGAGAGATCACCATGAAAACCTTCGAATCCCTCTGCAAAGAAGCCGCCAAGATCGTCGACGAACGGGTCAAGGCTGAGTCCCCGTCCATCAAGGACACCCCGCAACGCCGGTTCTCTGTCTTCCAAGGTGAGCTGACCGTCCTTCTGGTCCAGAACAACACCCCTGTGGACGTCGAAAAGGTCCGGGAAGCCGGCGAAAAGTACGCATTTGGTACCGTCGACGAGCCTGAAAAGCCCGTAATTCCACCCTCAGAACCTGCCAAGACCGTCATTTCTGACGAAAAATAGGCCAAATTTTGCAGATTTCCTGCAAAAACGGGGCTAAAACGCCGCTAAAACAGCGAATTCGCGCTTTTTGGGAGCGTTTGGGCCTTTTATGGATCTGGTGGACGTGGACTTAACCGAGACTTAGCAATATGGAAACTTTTTTCAAATACGCGGCCTTCTTCATCATCAGCCAGTTCACTGAGCAGGCGCTGGACAAGGAGCAGGTCAATCGCGTCCGCAATCTGATCGTCGATCTGGCCGGCCAGGCCATCGATACGGCAGTGAAGCACGAACGAGCGGCTGCTCTGATCAAGGATTTCGCGGAAGACCTGACTGACAACGTCATCGACTACGTCATCAAGACGATCCTGTGGACCGCCCGGGCCACCGGCCAGATCAAATACGAGGTGAAGGCATGAACACCAGAGCTCTGAAGTTCAAGGCTGTCCACTTCGCTGTCGACGCCTACCTGGGCGAAGACGACAACGGCATCTCCATTCTCGATCGCGTGGTGGGGGCCGTGAAGCGGGCCAAGAAGCGGGACATCCCGCACGACCACGCGCTGCGTGAAGCCACGAGGGAGATCGACAAGATGGAGGAGTTCAATCTGTCCGACAGCGACCTGCATCTGGCTCTGGACGCTGCCGTCATTCTGCTGGAGGGCTGATATGAAAAAGCAGCTATCTACTGACGAAGGCCAGACCAAGAAGGGCGACGTCTACCTGTTGCTGGCTTTCATCCAGCCCGTCATCTACGCCATGAGCCCAGGTTGGCCGCAGGTCATCGCCGCCAGTGTGGCACTACTGATTCTGGCTGTTCTGTCCTACCGGACGGTCGGCAGCGGGGTACGCCCAGAAGAGGCGAAGGCGTTCCGCGAGAAGCTGGACACCCTCTCTGAGGAGGAGCTGGTCAGGGAGGGTCGCGAATGAACGAGATCCCTGACACCACTTGGCTGGAGCGCGTCAAGATCGAGGCCGAGGAACTCGAGACCAAGGTCAACAAGCTCGGCGCCTTCATCGAGGGCGAGGCCTACCGGGCGCTCAATATGGACCATAGGGTCGTGCTGGGCACCCAGCTGATGGCCATGTGCTCGTACCTCGCCTGCCTGAAGCATCGGATGCTGCTGGCTGAACCCACCTCCACGGAAGGAGAAAACGATGACAACGACACAGGATGCTGACAAGAGCCTAACCCCGCTCCTCGACTCTCTCTACACCAACCGGGATTACACGACCCGGGAGGGCACGGTGCGGGCCATTCTGGCCGAGTGCGATCGGCAAGGCCTGACGCTCGACACCCAGAAGGCCTACGTGCTGGCCACGGTCCAGCATGAGACCAACAACACCTTCAAGCCGGTATTCGAGGCCTACTTCCTGAAGAACCCGCTGAAGTACCTGCGGAAGCTGCGGTATGCCCCCTACTGGGGTCGCGGGTTCGTCCAGCTGACCTGGAAGGCCAACTACGCCAAGTACTCCGAGCTGCTCGGCATCGATCTGGTGAAGAACCCGGAAAGGGCCTCGGAGCCGGCGATTGCCTGTTTCGTCCTAGTCCACGGGTTCCGCACCGGCGCCTTCACCGGCAAGCGGCTGAAGGATTACATCCGGGCTGACAAGTACGACCCGGTCGGCGCCCGTCGCTGCATTAACGGCACCGACGCGGCCCGGAAGATCGCCGGCATTTCTGACTGGTGGGTCAACCGCCTGCGGAGCCGGGATGACATCTGAGATTACCCCGCTCTGCAACGGCATCCAGTGGCACAAGGACACCGAGTGGCAGCGATGCCCGAAGGCGTCCAGCTGCCTGCGCTATATCCGGCGCATGGACGACCGGGCGCATGCGGTCGACAAGCTCTGCAACACCGTGGAGTTCGAGCACTATTTGGAGGCACCGAATGCGACCTAGATTTTTACGTGGCGGTATCCCGAAGGATGCCAGAGGAAGAATGGAACCGACCGAGTTTGATGAGTACGACCAAGAGGTCCTGGACGAGTTTGTGAAGGGCGTGAAGACCGTGGCCCTGCTGGTCGTGGGCATGGTACTGGTGATTGCCGGGGTGGCTGGGAAGTGGGCATGAGGTTCGCCTTTCTGCTGCTGCTGGCCGGCTGCACCCCTGCGGTTCAAGTCAACCACGAGGTCCCTCAATTGGACAAGGCCGGCGAGGCGATCAAGAAGATCGTCGTAGCGGGCTGCCAGCCCACGAAGTACGCCATGAAGCCGATTCCCCAGGACGTCGAAATCAACATCAAAGGTGACAAGGTGGAGGCCAACGACGGCGGCGTCGAACTCCTCAGGGAGTATGTCACCGCCCGCAAACTACTGAGGTAAGACCATGTTTTCAGTGAGGCAGAAGAGGGAAATCGCGGATGCTGTTCAGCAGATTCTGCGGGACACGAACCATCCGGAACTCCCTGAAGGGGAGATCCAGTTCCACCTCCACGTAGATGGCGCGGAGTCATGGAGTTGGGCTGACATCCGGAACAATGGCGCCGTCGAGGCGCCGGCAGTCAACCCGTGGAACGAGGCCCAGGATAAATGACCCCGGCACTGATCGGCATGCTGATCTACGCGATCATGATCGGACTGACAGTGGTGTTCATGCTCGGCAGGAAGGAGGACGACCATTGACCACCACCGCTGCGCTGTTCTTGCTGCTCTCCTCTTGGCGACCGCCGCGGCCACGTCACTGAGTGGGTGTGCGATTAAAAGCTGCAAGATTCGTCCGGCCTTGGCCGGCTCTATTTGGCTGGGCGGGGCTGAGGAGATCGATGAGGCGAATATGGAAAGGCTACGGATGCACCTGATATGCGAATTCTGAGGACTCATGGATTTTGAGGAATACATCGAGCGATACGGTATTGACGTCAACGAGGTCGCCAAGGCCCTGCTGTCCCGTATAGATTCGCTCGACAACTTTAGCCGCAACGCCCTCTACCAGGAGCTGGCGCCCGGCGACGGCAAGAGCGCGTCACAAACCAACCTGCTGAACCTCGTCGACGAGGCGCAAGAGAACCTCGCATTGGCCCGGAAGCTGCGGGATAGCATCATAGGCAAGCAGGGCGAACTGCTCGGCACGGTCGGTGACGTCACCAAGACACTGATGGCCGTGGACAAGTGCCTGGACGGGGCGGCGAAGCGGTTCCAGACCATCTACAGCGTCCACTCCCAACAGGCGGTTGAGGAATGTGTGAAGGAGACGCTGCAGGAGATGAGCCAGGAGCAGTACGAGCGGTTCATGTGGCTGCTGGAGGATAAGTTGAGGGCGGTGAGATGAACCCCACCGCGCTGGCTTTCCTCGATCGGATCCGAGACGCACAGGAGTCGACGACGGGTTCCCTGGGCCGACTGTCGTACTGGCTGGAGAAGCACACGACGCTGGCCGGCCGGAAGTTCTCGTTCAAGGATCACGAGTTTCAGCGCGATATCTGTGACGACACGTCATCGTCCATGGTGGTGATCAAAAATTCGCAAGCCGGCGTCTCAGAACTTACAGCCCGCATGACGCTGGGTTTTCTGGCGACCAATCCCTCAGTGACCGCCATCTACGGCCTTCAAGCAGTTTTCTTCCAGACCCGTTTCTTTAAGGCACGTATCGACCCCATCATCAGGGAGTCGGATACGCTCTCCGCTCTGATCCTGCCGGCAGCCGACTCCGCCAGCTTCAAGCAATTTACCAACGGCAGCCAGCTGCATGGCGCAGGCTTTTCGCCCGGGATAGCCGTGATCAGTACGCCGTCGAGCATGGTGGTCGCAGATGAGTATGATTTCTGTGACCCCCAGTCAATCGCCACGGCAGAATCTCGACTCTCGCACTCGCCATTTGTTGATGCCGGAACAGGGGTCAGAGGTATTCGCCGTTTCTTCTCGACCCCGACGACGGAGGGCTACGGCGTATCCGGACTCTACGAGAAGAGCAACAAGCGGAAGCGCCTGGTCAAGTGCCGCTCTTGTTCGGAATGGTTTTGGCCGAACCTGCTGGACCAAGGGGTCATCGACGGGTGGGACCGCTCCGTCAGAGAGCTGACCGCGGCGGATGCCCAGTCGTTGGATGACCGCGGGTTGTTGGTTTCGGCCAGACTGCTATGCCCACACTGCCACGGGGTCGTCACTAATGAAAACCTGGGGCCAGACCACAGGGAATGGGTCGCAGAAAAGCCGGATGTGAGGCGCATGTCCGGATGGCAGGTGTCGCCGTTCGACTTACCGGCCTACCACACCCCAGAATCATTGATTCGGAAGCTGATCGAGACCGGGGACCATGCGGTACATCACTGGCACAACTTTGCACTGGGCCTGCCGTACACCAATGCCCTGAACAGCGTGAACCCGCAGGCGGTTACCGAGAACACCACGGTCAGCCCGATACCGCCCGCCAATGCACCTGGCATGATTTCAGGGTGCGTGGCGGGGGTGGACATCGGCAAGATCAGCTGGATCACCATCGGCAAAATCGTTGACGGGCGGCTGCACATTGTCTGGGTGGAGCAGATCCGGCTACGGGCCGACGACGGATCCGACCTAGAGGAAAGGGTGCTGGGGCTACTGAAGGCATACCGGGTATCCCTCTGCATCATGGACGCTTTCCCCTACACCGACACGATCCTCCGCATCATCGCCCGGTACCCATCGGTGCGGGCTGCCGAATACTCGATCCGGGACAAGACGTTGCCAATGATGCTGGCCAAAGAGGACGACGATATCGTCAAGCTGAACCGATCGAAGACGCTCTCCTACATGGTCAAGCGAGTGAATTCCGGACAGATCAAGTTCCCGACTATGGATGAGACACGAATCGTGGCAAATCACCTGAAAGCGCTGAGGCAGATCGAGCGAATCAAGGAATCAGGCGAGGTGGTGCAGGAGTGGGTCAACACAGGCCCCGACCACTACGGACACAGCCTGAACTACTGCAATATGGCGGCTCAATCCTTGATGGATTCGTTCACTACGGGCTTTGCGCCCATGCCCTCCCTGAAAGAAGCCTTCATCAGTTCAAAGTACGTCCCTTCCAAAGCTGCATAATTCTCGTTACACTGCACCAAACCTAATACAGGACGATCATGGCAAGGAAGCCAACCCCCAAAAAGAGCTCGGCTGAGCAGGCCACAGTCCTGCCGCGTTCGCTTGTCGTCGGCATTCAGACCGTCGACAACTCGACCGGGAAAGGCAAAGACTTCCCGCTTACCGACAGTTCGCTTGTCGTCTTTAACAAGTCGATTGCGGATGTCCGGACCCAGTCCAATATCTTCGATGCGCTGCGGTTGCTGCGGAGGATCTCCGGCGATACCGCCACGGCCATCGCCTCCTACGTTAGGCTGGCCAACACCCCATTGAGCTTCAAGGTCTACGACGCTGCGCATCAGCTGTCCGACGAGGGCAGCACGCTCATCAAGAGCATTCTGAACAGCCTAGAGAATCTTTCAGATTACACCTACGGCTTCGACGACCGACAAGGCATGAAAGGCCTGGTCGACACCCTACTGAACGAAGAGCTGCTGACCGGGGCCATCGGCCTCGAACTGGTCCTGGATAAGCAGCGGTTGCCGTTCAAGCTGCAGCCTGTGTCCCCAGCGAAATTGAAGTGGCGGATCGGCAAGACCAGCACCGGAAAATCGAACACCAAGATCGTCCCCTACCAGCAGGCGCAGGGCGAGGAGGTCGTTCTCGACATCCCGACCTTCTTCTACGCGGCACTGGACTCTGATCCGACCGCAACCTACCCGAAGCCGATGCTGGAATCCGCGGTCAATGCCGCCGTCTTCCATGCCGAGACCATCGAGGATATCCGCCGGGTCGTGAAGCGTTCCGGCCACAGCCGGTTGATCATGAAACTGGCGACCGAGGAGCTGTTGAAGGCAGCGCCCCCTGAAGTGCGCGTTGACGCCCAGAAGCTCGCCGAGTGGATGGAGCAGACCCGGACAGATTTGGTCACGGCGGTGGAGAATCTCAGCCCGGAATCGGCCCTGGTGCTGTTCGACACCGTCGAGGCCGACTACCTCAACTCCGAGATCGGAGCTTCCGCCGACTATTCTGCCTTCATGGAGATGATCGACGGGATTGAGGCCACCGCGCTGCGGACCCCTCCGTCGGTGCTGGGCAAGCGCATGGGCGGGTCCCAGAACGTCAGCTCGACCGAGTCCTTACTGTTCATCAAGCAGGCCGCTGGGCTGCACACCCCGCTGATCGAAGTGTTGTCGAAGGCCATGACGCTGGCCCTCCGGCTGTATGGTTTCGACGGCTACTGCCAGGCTGAATTCGCAGCGATCGATCTCCGGCCGGAGTCCGAGCTGGAAGCATTTCGTACCATGGCCCAACAGCGCATCCTCGAGCTGCTATCTCTTGGCTTCGTCACTGACCAGGAAGCGGCTGAGATGCTCGGTACAGGTATGCGGGCGCCCGGGGCCCCACCACTGTCCGGGACATTTTTCCAAAAAGCTGACGCCAGCAAAGACCCTACAGGCATGACCCCTGCATCTTCTACTACCGGAGATCCAGGTAAACGGGCGCTGACCGGTAATGCCCCTAGCAAAGCAGGAGGCAGCAGCCAATGAGTGATTTCGTCAAGATGGCAGGCATGGTGATCGGCGTTGCCGTCACCATGTATGTGATGCTTCAGCAGCACGAGTACCGCCTATCTCGGGTTGAGTCCACGATCGAGCAGCACTTGCAGAAGCATGAATTGCAGAACGAGGCGATCCAGAAGACGCTCACCCAGATTCAAATTCAGTTAGGGGGCATGGCAGAGCAGGAGCCGGAGGCTAAACCCAAGCAAGTTGCTCCCACGCGGGCATTCCGATGAAAACCATGGGCATCCTTTTATCCTTCATCGCAGGAGCCCTCCTGTTCCTGACCCTCGACATGCTTTTCGGAGACGGGCGACTGGTTGCTCATAACCTGCATGACGCTACCCCCAACTGCAGCGCATCCTGCCATGGACCTACTCCGAGACCCACTTCTTCGGACCCCACTTGAATCATGGCGCTGCGAGGTATGTCGGCAGCACATCGATCCGAGGGAATTCCGAGCAGATCCCGGCAGGCAGATTTGCGAATACTGCTGGTTATTTGCGCCGGAAGACTTGACAAATTGTTGCGACAGTAATAACAACACTGATACACTTCCTGTAACACCAACGCAAGGACAGCGTTCATGAACCAAATTTGGCTCGGAAGCCTCGACTCTTACCGCGATTATCTGACCCGCCAGGACCGACTGGACAGCGCGGTTGCGTCCGGTATGCCGGCCCCCGCACAGGTGGAAGGGTATTCCCTCCACGGCAACGTCGCCGTTGTCGATGTCTCCGGTCCGCTCACCAATACCGACAGCTTTTGGAATGAGCTGTTCGGCCTGACGTCCTACAACTCAATCCGCAATAACCTGATCGAGGCCGCGTCGAACCCAGACGTCAAGGAAATCGTCATGAACATCGACAGCCCCGGCGGTAGCCCGGCAGGCCTGTCCGATGTATCAAACCTGATCCAGAGCATCTCCAAGGCTATACCGGTATCGGCGTACACCGCCGGCCACATGACCAGTGCGGCCTACTGGTTGGGCTCCGCCGCCGACAAGATATACGCCGGCCCGACCGCCACGGTTGGCTCGATCGGCGTTATCACCACCCACTTCGATGTCACCAAGAACCTCGAGGATAAGGGCGTCAAGCCGACTGTGATTCGCGCCGGTGACAAGAAGGCACTGGGCGGGCCGTATGAGGAGCTCTCCAAGGAAGCCAAGGCCGAAATCCAGGGCCAACTCGATCACCTCCATGACGTCTTCATCAGCAAGGTCGCGGATCACCGTGGCATGTCGCATGCGGACGTCAAAAAGAACCTTGCCGACGGGTCAACCTTCATCGGCGAGCAGGCTGTCAGCGTTGGGTTGGCTGACGGTCTCACCACGCTGGACGCCCTGGTGGGCGGACTGCAAACCCGTTACGAATCCAAATCAACACGAGGCACGGACGCTATGGCTACTAGAAAGAAGCTACTCAGCGAACGGGAAGTAGCACTCATCGCGGAGGGAGTTACTCCTCAGGCCGCGTTTGAATCTGCTCCCGCTGACGAAACCCCGCCGGCAACCCCACCTGAAGGTGAGACCCCGCCGGCACCCGCTACCACAGATGAGACGCCCCCGGCGGCTGCAGCATCTGCCGCTGCGCCTGCTGCAGCCACCCCGGATCTGGTGACCTTCCTCCAGGCCGATCTTGCTGCCAAGGCCACCGAGATCACTCAATTGAGTGTCAAGCTGGCCGAACAGGAGCGTGAACTCAACGCATTCAAGGCGCATGACAGCGAGCTGAAAGCTATCGTCGCTGCCAGCGTCAACCGCATGCAGATTGGCCTGGGCGGCAAGTCCACCGATCTCAGCAAGCTCAGCACCGAGGCCTTGCTATCCCAGCATAGCTCGGTGATGACCCAGTTCAGCCAGACCTTCCCAGTGGGCGGTGTGGCAGCTGTGTCGACGGAAGAGGAGGGCGCCCCCAAGGCTGCCTCCAATTCGCCGCTGGACAAGGCCCGCATGCGGGTCGTCAAAACTCACAAGTAACGAACACGGAGGTTCGAAATGACTGCATTTGCATTTAGAGAGACGGTTCCGGCGTCTACGATGATGACCTCGGCCCTGGGTACGGGCGGAGCCAACATCTGGACCGATAAGGAACTAGGTAAGGCCGTAAAGCTGAGTCAGGCTGACGACAGCACCATGGTCCTGGCGACCAACGGCGACGAGATCGACGGTTTCGTCGGCGCAATTGCCATCGGCACTGTCAATGACGGGTTCTCGCACGGTTCCGTTAAGACGGAAGGCTGGCAAGAGGCGCTGATCGGCACCCATCAGCCGGATACCGGCGGGCAGACCCCGACCGTGGTCGCTGCCAAGGTAGGTGACTGGGTCGTCGCCGACGACCAGATCGCCTTTGGCACCGCGGGTCTCCCGAAGGTCAAGACGTCAGCCACTGCTCGCAGCGGCTGGAAAATCATGCGTATCTTGTCTGGCACCGGCGTGGTCGGCGACAAGGTGCTGCTGGCTCGCGACTAACAACTGAACACGGAGGTTCTACAATGACTACTAGCTTCAGAGATGATAGCGGCCAGATACAGGAATTCACGCCGAAGCTCGAGCACTACGCGGAAGCATTCGGCAAAGGCCTGTCCCTGCGCCAGTACTACACCCAGACCCTGAGCACGGACGAGGACAAATACGGCAACGCATTTGACCAGATCTTGGCATCAGCAGGTGTCTTCCTGCAAGGTGACAAGCACACTGGCCTAAAGCCCCCGACTGTCTCCAGCATCCTGGGGAATGGGTCCCCGGAAGCAGGCATGGCCCTGACCCGCAACGACGGCACCAAAGCGCTGACCCTCACTGGTCGTCTGCTGTTCCCGGCCGTTGTTATGGAACTGGCCGATGCCTTCCTGATGGACGATGATTCCAGCTACAACGCGCTGTTCGACAGCATGGTAGCTGTGAATCAGGCCATCGACAGCCCACATGCGTTCCAGCCGCTGATTGACGTGACCGGTCCTCGCGCTTCCCGCGCCATGCCGATCTCCCAGTTGGCAGAGCCGGTCAACATGGCGACGATCACCCTGAGTGAGCGTTCCATGCGCCTGCCGACTTGGTCGATTGGCCTCGAGATCTCCGACGAGGCGGCAAGAGCCTCGACGCTGGATCTCGTTGGTATCGCCATTCGCGAGCAAGCGCTGGGAGAAAGAAGTGCAAGAATCAACGAAGCCATCAAGCAATTAGTTGACGGCGATGTGGATCTAGGTATCTCTGCTCTTTCCGCGGTAGATATTTCGGATTTCGATTCTACTTCTACTAGCGGTAAGGTAACTAATAAGGCTTGGATCAAGCTACTTCGTGAGAAGTGGATGAAACAGACCTACTCACATGTAATATGTGATATAGAAAGTTATTTGGCCATTGAGCAGAGGGAAGGTCGTCCGGTGGTTGTCGATAATGACGGTACTGGTCGACTTACTTCTCTACCTACTGCGTTGAACCCTAACTTCCCGACCAGCTTACCTGTATTCCTGATGGAAGATAGTTCGTTGCTGGGGGCTAATACTGTTATCCTACTGGATCGCAGTAAAGGTATTAGGAAGGTTACATATACTGGCGCTAGTTATAATGCCGTAGAAAATTATGTGATGAGAAGGTCAACGGCCTTCCGTTTCGACTTCAGCGAGGGTTATTTCCGGCTGTTTGACAATGGCGATGGATGGAGAAAGGTTATACTGCAGTAATAGATACTGAGTATCTTCTACGAAAACCCGCTTCGGCGGGTTTTCTTTTCCTTGACACATCGTTTTATACGAAATAGACTGTAGTCTTCTATCCTAGACCTTGGAGAGATCAGATGTCTTTAGTTGATTTTTTAGGCAAGTGCCAGAAGAAGTACGGGGAGCTTTACGACTACAGCGCCGTGGAGTACAAGAACAGCCAGTCCCCCGTGACCATCATCTGCAGGACACACGGTCCATTTCAGATGCGGCCAGCAGCGCATCTGCATAAACAAGGGTGCCCGACATGCGGTCGGGAAAGATCAGCCAGTTTGCGGAGGACTAGCGTAGCTTCCTTTGTAGAGAGGGCGAGCACGATACACAAAGGGGAGTATGACTACAGCCAGGTAATCCAACCACCGGACAACAAGACCAAGGTCACTATCATCTGCAAAAAACACGGTGCTTTCGCACAGAGCTTTAACGCTCACTTGGGAGGCACAGGGTGCCCGGGTTGCGGTGCGGAGAGGGCGGCAGGGAGCAGGAGATCCAACTTCGTTGAATTTTTGGAGAAGGCCAGAAAGGTTCACGGAGACAAGTATGATTACTCTCTGACCGAATACAAAGGTTCGGAGACCAAGGTAAAAATCCGCTGTAAGGCATGTGACTCCTTATTTGAGCAAGCCCCGCATAATCACATCAACCAAAAACAAGGATGCCCAGATTGTGGCAGGCGCAGTAGTGAACGTAGTCGTCGCAAGGACCAGGATAAGTTTATTTCCGAGGCCGTGGCCATCCACGGAGATACGTACATCTACGACTTAGTTCAGTACGAGGGGGCCAACAACAATGTAACCATCATTTGTAGGGAGCATGGTGAGTTTCTACAGCGCCCTGCCCAACACCTGAAAGGGCAAGGCTGCCGGAAATGCGGGATCACCCGTAGGACCCAAGCGAGCCGCAACACTACCGAGTGGTTTACTGCAGAGGCCAGAAAGGTTCATGGAGATAGGTTTGACTACACAAACACCACATACACCACCTCCGCGGACAAGGTTACGTATATCTGCGAGGACCACGGGGAGGTAACCGTGCTGCCATACGACCACCTCAAAGGGATAGGCTGCCCTACGTGCTCTCATACCTTGGCAGGGGAAAGGAGGCGCACGAGTTTCCGGGAATTCATGGTCAAGGCATTTGCCATTCACGAAGGTAGGTACAGCTATATCGAAGATGGCTTCATCGACAGCAAGACGCCCGCCAACATCCTTTGTCACGTACACGGGGTGTTTCAGCAGCAACCCAATAGCCATCTAGGTGGCCACGGCTGCAAAGCATGCAGCGGGTCTAATGGCGAGAACTCAATGGCGGAGTTTCTATGGCACCTCGGCGTCAACGTCGTGCGATGGGACAGAACCATCCTTGATGGGTTCGAACTCGATTTCTACCTACCAGACCAGAATCTGGCGATCGAGTACAACGGTCTGCGATATCACAGTTCTTGGGCAGATGAACACCGTGGCAGGGACTGGGTTCGGAATCACCAGAAATGGAAGCAGGAACAATGCGCGAAGAAAGGTATTCGGCTACTCCACTATTACGAGGATGAGTGGATCAACCGTAGAGCAGCGGTCACCAAACAGTTGTCCCTCGCGCTTGGCCGCTACGACGGGCCGAGGCACTACGCAAGGCAAACCAAGACCACATGGCTGCCCTGGGCAGACGCCAAGGACTTCATGGACCTCCACCACTTGCAGGGTGCCCCCATGCAGGGTACGAGTTACGGGCTGGAAGTCGACGACAAGATCGTGGCAGTGATGATCTTTGCGGCGATCACATCCAAGCGAGGGGAGAAGGCATGTCCATCCAAATGGGAACTGGTTCGGTACGCCAGCGATGGCCAAGTAGTTGGAGGGGCCTCCAAGCTGCTGGCCGCGTTCGTAAAGCACCACCCGGAAGCCAGGGAGGTCGTCAGCTACTCTGATAACCGCTGGGCCAGCGGAGACGTATACCGCAGGCTGGGCTTTACCGAGGACTCTCAAGTCCCCGTGGATTACATGTATATCAAGACCAGCACGGTCGAGCGGTTCCACAAATCCAACTTCCGCCGATCCGCCCTCGCCAAGAAGTACCCGGACCAATTCGACCCCGCCCTTTCCGAGCGCGAGAACTGCCACAAGCTGGGCTTCTATCAGATCTTCAATTGCGGCCTCACCAAATGGGTTCGCCACTTCCAAAGCTGAATCAATAGGGTTACACTTTGTAGCAGGAATTTATCAACACAAGGATCTGTGTTATGGCCAGAATGCGCCGACTCCCCGATTTTCAAGAACCTCAGGTCCCGTCCACTCCCGTGGTGGGCGAAGGCGACCGGCTATCCGTTAGCGGCCAAGTGCAAGTGACCGAGGCATCCGCTGCCCCCAAAGTGGAGGTCAGCAAACCCCTTCTCATCGAGGCCATCAAGTCCAGCCTCCTCGAGCCGCACGAGCTGATCTGGTTTCACCCCGGCAAACCCAAAGAGGTTGCCCGCATCACCAAGTGGATGCAGGCCCAGATCAATGCGGGATTGCTGAGGCAGGTCTAAATGCAGACCCTGCCTCCCTTCAAGCGCGGCGACACCTTCAGCCTCGGCTGTCTGGCTAAGGATGCCGGAGGTGTTCCAGAGGATCTGTCCAACATCACCCTGAGAGCACAGATCCGCCGCCAAGGCACCCGCCTGGCGCCGGAGCCGGTGTTCGTCGCGGAGCTGACGGTCGACAAGGCCAACCAATCCACCCACAAGGGTGAGTTCTCACTGACGGCGCTGCCGGCGGTAACCAAGCTGTGGCAGAGCGGTCTGGAGGCTACCCCGGTTATGCACGTCGTGGATATCCAGAAAGACGTCGCAGGCGTCGTTATCAGCTCCGAGACCTTCGCGGTACCGGTGATCAAGGATGTCACCTATGACGATTGAAATCACATCTCTGTATGGCCCGGGCACTGCTCCCACCATAACCCTGCAATCTCAGGACGCTGGAGGAGCGATCGCCGCTCGTGCCGCGGCCGAGGCGGCAAAGACCAGCGCGGCTGCTGCACTGGCCAGCGAGGTGGCAGCAGAAGCAGATCGAATGCAGACCGGGCTCGACCGGGTACAGACCGGTCAGGACCGGCAGGTCACGAGTGCGGATGCCACCGCGACCTCTCAGGACCGGGTACAGACAGGGCAGGACCGCACCGCCACTGCCGCTGACCGGATACAGACCGGGCAGGACCGAAGCACTTCGACTTCGGCAGCTACTGTAGCCACAACCCAGGCAGGCATTGCTGTCAGCCAAGCCCAGGCAGCCGCGATTTCTGCCGGTGACGCTGCGGACAGCGCTGACTCCTCGATTGCTGCCGCCGAAGTGTCTGTCGCTAAAGCTGCGATTGCCACGCAGAAGGCAGCGGATGCATCGAACTTCGCACAGTCAGCTGAAACATCCAAGAATACGGCCCAGTCTCACGCTCAGACTGCGACCACGCAGGCAGGGATCGCCACCACGAAAGCTGGGGAAGCGAGCACTTCGGCCACAACTGCCAGCACACAGGCAGGAGCTGCCACAACCAAAGCTAATCAAGCGGGTTCATCCGCCGACGCTGCGTCAGCCAGCGCCACAGTGGCCACTGACCAAGCAGCCATAGCCACTGCCAAGGCCGCTGTAGCCACGACCAAAGCGAGCGAGGCCAGCGGCTCTGCATCCACAGCAACGACCAAGGCCGGGGAAGCTCTGTCTTCCGCCAATGCCGCCAGCGCTTCGGCAACTACCGCAACCACCGAGGCGGGGGAGGCATCAGCATCGGCTGTCACGGCCAGCACCCAAGCAGGGACTGCCACAACCAAAGCGTCGGAGGCCAGCGCATCCGCCCTCAGTGCCAGCAGTAGCGCCCAGACGGCAGTAACTCAAGCCAATACAGCGACAACCAAGGCGAGTGAAGCCGCCGCGTCTGCATCAGGTGCTGCTACCTCCGCATCCACCGCAACAACTCAGGCCGGTATCGCCACAACCAAGGCGAGCGAGGCTAGTGCCTCCGCATCCACCGCAACGACCCAGGCCGGCACCGCCACAACCAAAGCAGGGGAAGCATCTGCCAGCGCATCTGCTGCCAGTGGCAGTGCAGTGGCTGCTGCGGCTTCTGCAGACAGCGCGGCGGCAAGCGCCAGCACCGCCCAGGGCGTAATCAACGACCCTGATTTCGGGCTTGTCGTAGCGGGGCTGGAAGCCTTGGCCATCTCGGGCGAGATACAGACGGTCGCGGCCAATATAACGGACATACAGAACGCAGAAGAGAATGCTGCCACTGCAGTCCTGAACGCAAGCATATCCGGTGTGCAGGCCGGTAATGCCATTGTTTCGGCGCAGGCCGCGCAGGCCGCCGCTGCCAATGCTGTTGCGGTTGTCACCGGAGGAACAGCCTCACTGACTCCGAGCGCGGGGAAAATCCCGATCGCCGACGCCACAGGCAAGATCGACTATGGGTGGGTTGACCCCATCCCCGCTGTTGCCGCGAACCTCCACCGGTCCCCGAACGCCATCACGTCGATGTTCATTTATGACACCAGCAAAGCGTCAGACGGCGGGGCATTCATCGACAAATTGGGTGCTACGTCCATCGTCAATGAAACGCTGAATGGCAAATGGTTGGGACAGCAAGCCAATGAATCGGCGGCTCGGGCAGTATCCGGTGCAGCCACGGGCGATTTTTATCAACTCACGTCAGACGGCAAGGTCTACAAGCTCAACGCAGGCTCTGGCGTCACCCAGGTTTACCGCGGCAACTCCGCCAAATGGCCGCGATTGATGGCGTTCGTCGCGGAATCCCTTGGACTATTCATCTACGACTTGACCCAGGCGGGTCGCCCGTTGTTTCGACACTTCCCGGTCGGCGCCAATGAGATTGTGATCGCCACCCCCACCAGCGTTCAGGCGCTGGAATCCACTATCGCTATCGGCACGGCCAGCGGCTTGATCCTGATGGACTTTGCGCGGGACGTTGCGAAAAAACTGACTACCGGCACCGATCAGGCATACAAGGGCTTTCTGGCTAAAGCCACCGCTGGATGGGCGTGATGGGAGTCTCTCTAAGCCACGAAATCGTTGCCGCTTACCAAAGCGGTCTGTCGATGCACGAATGCGCTAGGCGCTTCGGAATGTCACGCACGTCATTGTCGTACCGGCTAAAGAAGGCGGGAATCCGCATCAAGCAGAAGGCAGAGGTTATTGCCGAGCAATATGCCGACGCACCGTGGCGCAACAAAGACCAGATGCTTGATCTGTACGAGCGCCAAGGCAAATCAACGATTGAAATCGCCGAAATGTTTGGGTGCGACAGGTCAGTTGTGACTGACTGGCTGAATCGCTTTGGCGCAACCATGCGGACCACTGCCGAAACTCAAAAAGGCAAAGAGCCCGCCACAAAAGGCAAAGGCAAGCGGAACAGTACCGAGACCGTGCTGTGTGCTTGTGGCTGCGGCACATCCATTAAGCGGTACAGCTTCAGTAGCAGCGAGGTGCGGTTTGCCAGCGGTCATCGGATACATGGTGCCGATCACCCACGGTACAAGCCGAATGGCGGCAGACGGACGGACAGGCATGACAGGGCCGATTACCGAGTTTGGCGCAGAGAGGTTCTTGCCGCAAACAGCTATACCTGCGCCGTGTGCGGGGTTAAGGGTGGAAAACTGCATTCGCACCATGTGCTGCCGTTTTCAAAATTCCCACAATACAGGTACGAAGTCACCAATGGTCTGGCCATGTGTAAACCCTACCATATCGAAACACACAAAGTTGCCAGGGAGATCATGTAATGCCTATAGTAAACAACACCGTCAACGCCGTCGCCATGACCATCCTCCCCGACGCGCCGGTTGATCCTGTTACCGGATTGAAGGTGCCGACGATTGCGGTGGCTACGGGCGGGGGAATTTCGGTTATCAAGCATAATGGGACGGTAGTTAATAGCAGTAGCACACTACAATACAATGCTGTTTTGTTTGCGGATAAACAGTATTTGTGCTCTGCCTACCAGCAATACGTTTACTTAACGCCTCGGTCAGTGTGGGAGCAGTCTGGATTCACGATCTCCAGTGGTGGGTATTACGACTCTAGCTTCCAATCACCACTAAGTATTCTTAGTGCAACCGGATCAACTACTGTTAGGCGTTTTGCGCGTGGCGATTCTCAATTTATTGTGCAAAGAGACAAGGGGGCGCAGATTCTAAAACGCCATAACACTACCACCAAGGCGACGGCAGCAGAAATTACCAACACCCACAACACCGGCCACCTCGTCGGTGACATCCGCCGCTGCTTTTTGGCCGACATCGGATCGGGGAGTGTGACGGGACCGGAGTTGGTGACGAACGGGGATTTCTCGAATGAGACGACGGGGTGGACTGCTGGGTCCGCGACTATGGCTGTTGTCGGTGGGCGACTGCAAATCACCAATACGGGCACAGTGTTTGGCAAAGCGTATCAATCGTTTGCGACAACAATCGGCGGTTCCTATCGCTTGTCATTCAGCGCAGGGCCGGTGACAGCATCTGCGGCGGCTGTATATGCGTCTGTAGATACGACATCCAGCGGAAGTATAGGGGTTATAAGTAGCATAACGACTTACGGAAACCGTGAATTTATTTTTAGAGCGACAACCACAACCACTTATGTCCTGCTGATCAATACCAATACTAACAACGGCATTGGCGAATACGACAACATCTCCGTCCGCGAAGTCATCCCCGACCGCTCCTACAAGGCCCAAAGCGCGAACATTGTTGGCACCCTGACCAAAACCGCTGCTGCTGTTAATGCTCAGATGGCAGCGTACTCCGGGTTCTCGGCGGCGAACTACGCAAGGGAGCCGTACAGTGCCGATCTCGATTTCGGCACGGGCGAGTGGACCGCGAGTGCGTGGGTGAATGTGCTTGTTGGGAACTTCCCGGTGGTTGGGGGTGAGCTTCTTACCGGCACATTCACCAACGGTTCACCGGGATTCGATACGTTTTCACCGAGCGGCACGACGGAATTTACCGGCACAACAACAACGGCAAAATCCGCTCGTTGCTACATAGGTAATTTGTCTGCATTTGTCGGTAAAATAATTACAATATCAGGAACAGTATCATCAAGCGGGATATCAGCCGTGTCAATGAATTTCTCATCGGCTGGCTCGCAAAGCTCAGGATTAACTAGCGGATGGGTTATTACAGCAAACGGGAATTTCACCACTACCGTATATGTTCCGGTCAACGCTTCTAATCTGTTGATTCTAGGAACGTCAACTGGCGTTTCGACCATGACGCTATCCAATCTATCCGTCAAAGAGCTTGCCCCCGCCCTCATCGCTGACCGTGCCTTCTCCACTGGCCCCAAGATCAGTCTCGGTGTTAGCGCCTTGGGCAATCTCACCGCCACTGCTTTCGACGGCACCACCACCCGCACGGTTACGACAAGCGCCGCTTACAACACCGGGACTTGGAACAAAGCTCGGGTCAACTACACCACGGACGGCACCCTGGCGCTGTTGGTGAATGGCGTGGAAGTAGCGGCGACTCGGGGTAATCCGCTGTTGAGTTTGAGTAGTAGGTATAACTTACTGAATTACTCAGAGCAGTTCGATAACGGCGCATGGACAAAAGGAACTAATGTCACAGTCATTCCCAATTCAGCGACAGACCCTCTTGGTGGTAGTACGGCTGACAAAATTTCCGTTTCATCGAGTTTAGACTCAAGTGCTACTCGCATTTCTCAGGCTGTAAATGTAGGCGGCGATCTTGTATTTTCGGTATGGCTTCGGGCTGCGACAGCCCAGACCGTAAGACTAAAAATCTTTGGGACAACAGGAACCGTCGTCATTAGCTCACTTGATGTTTCAGTTACGTCAAGCTGGACTAGGTTTTCTATAACAGGGGTGGGCGCTGTTCCCAACAGTACCGTGACCATAGGACCAGCGATTTCCGTGCTAACAGATATAGAGGTCTGGGGCGCTCAAGTTGAGGTTGGTTCCACTGCCAAAACCTACCAGCACACCACCACGGTAGCCGAAACAGAGGTTGCCCCTCTCACTATCGGCAACAGCTACGCCCTCGATGCGCCGTTCCCCGGTTCGCTGGCCTTGCTGAAGTTCTCCGCGACCGTTCCCACCACCGAGCAATCGGTCTGGATGTACGAGCAGGAGAAGCAACTTTTCCGCGAGGGTGCTCAGTGTGTTCTCCCCGACTCCGGGAATATCCTCGACCTGACCTACGACGACGCGACCGACAAGTGGATCGCGGTGTCTGCGACCAATGAGAGCGAATGGTCGGGTCTGGTTCGCACCTCGACGGCTACGCCAAGCGCGGGTTCGTTCAGCAAGACCGTAGCCAAGTCAGGTGTGCAGTTGCTGGCTCGGACCACGACCAACCCCGGTGTCGATGTGATGATCCCTGCCTATGGTCTGCGGTCGGAACTGGTGAGACGGGCCGAGGCTGCGGCATTGCTGAATGCCCAACTGGCGACCTTCGATTTCGTTGGCGGGTTCACGGCGACCACGGTAGCTGGCAACACAGCGATCACCAGTGTGGCGGGCCTGACTTATCCGACCTCCTACATCGGCGCAGTCGTCACGGGTTCAGGTATTCCGGCCAACACCGTCATCGTCGCGGTATCGGGCACGACCATCTACCTGAGTGCGGCGGCGACCGCCAGTGCATCCGGCGTACAGGTGAGCTTCACTGACTTCATTCTGCCAGTGGGTTATGAGGCTAGTACGGTCGCCGCCGCAGGCACCAGAAGACGTGAAGGGTCCACCGCCGATTTTGTCCGCCGATTCGACGGCTTCAAGGAGACGATCCGCTTTGCAGTCGCCCCCGGCCATACCGCATGGGTATCCATTCAAGCAGCCAGGAGCGCGTAATGAGTTCCTTCATCGACATGATGGGCAGTGATGTTTGGTCCGACGCCGACATCACTCGCCGCACCGAAGCGATGGTTCGATCTGTCATGTCGTTGCAGGATGAGATGGTCCTGAATCGCAAGGTTCAGGGCGCGGCCTTGGGCGAATACACACTGACTGAGCAAGATCAGGCTGACATGGCGCGGCTGGCGCAAGCCGGGTTTGAGGCCCAGCAAATGGGTATCGCTGCGCGGGCGGATATGGCCCTGCTGCTGGAAGTATTCGATGTGGAAGCCGCTGAGGCGTGGCTGGCGCAATCGACTGTCGAGCCAGAACTGGATGAGGGCGGCAACGTCACCAACCAAGAGGCGGTTGACGCTGATGTTGAAGAACGCGCTGCCGCTCAGGCTGTGGTGGATGCCGCTTCGCCTGAAGTCCTGGAGTGGGTGGAGAAACGTCGTCAACCCATTGTTGAAGAACCTGCTGTTGAACCTGAAACCCCGGAGATACCCGAATGAAATTCTTGCTGCTGTTGCTGCTGTCGCTCCCCGCGTGGGCCAATCAAGCCCCGGAAATCTCGCAGGTCATCGTCAACGAAAACACGATGGTCGTGCGCGGGGCCAACCTCTGGAAAGTCCAGAGAGCGACCTTAGGTGGAAAAATAGTCAATACGATGCTGGGCGGGGTTGATCTGGTTGTCTCTTGTCGCAAGCTGGATAAGGTTCCTTGCGCGAACGGTCGTTGGATACCAGGCGTCTACACATTGCGGTTGTTCAAGGCGGGAAAAGCCCTGGTGGCGTATCCCGTGACGATTACCGGTTTGGAAAAGCAGGACCGCCCGACCCCACCCGAAACCATCATGCCCCGTCCAGCTTGGCAGTAACCTATGACCTCCCTCGCATTCCCTCAATTCCCCCAGCTCGACGAGACTTACACGCTCGGCGACCGCTCGTGGAAATGGAACGGGCTGGGTTGGGAGAAGCTGACCGAGGCGGTCTCTAAGCCTTACGGCATCGTGGCCTATTCCCCAGGAATACCAGAACCAAACGATGTACTGCTCCCGCACATAGCCGCATGGGCAGCCGAATTCCCACCAGACTTGGTGGGGAGCTACGCCATCGCCGTGGTAGCCGCGACCTCACAGACTGATATCGCGATCAATGTCAGCGGCACCCAGGTCGGCACGATGCGGTTCGCCGCAGGATCTGCGGTTGGTACTTTCCTACCTGGGGCTGCATTCTCTTTGGCCCAAGGGGATGTGCTCACTGTAGTGGCACCTGCTCTCGCAGATGCCACGCTCAGTGATATTTCATTTACATTAACGGGCAGTCGAGTATGAGTTACGAGCTTTTCATTGATGGGTTTGATCACTATGCGACTGCGAACATTACAAAGAAGTGGCAGGAGACAACATCCACCATTTACACGATAGCCCCGACATCTGGTCGGAGGGGCGGAGGGGCATTGAGCGTTGGCTCTTTCCCTAATACCAACGGCACCATCAAGTCAAAAACATTTACAGCATCAAGTAAAGTTGTCGTCGGCTTCGCTTTGAAGATCACTACCGGGAGCCTTGGTGTTACGACCCGCTTTTATGCCGGCGGTGTACTGCAGTTCAGCATCGGCATGAACGGGTCTGGGCAGTTCTTCGCACAGCGCTCGGGGGTTGCGGTACACGCCACATCTATTAATTCATTTCCGATGGACTCTTACAATTACGTGGAGATCGGTGTGCATCTGGCAGATGCAGGATCGTACGAGGTCCGCGTTAATGGTCAGTCGGCAGGATGGCTACCAGCTACAAGTTATGACACATTAGTCACTACCGGGGCTAGCATAAATCAAATCTGGTTTGAGCGCGTACCGACAGTAACTAGTGGGGCTTTCCTAGATGACTTATATATCGCGTATGGTAACGAATTGAGGTGGCTAGGAGACTCCCGTGTTGATACCCTGGCGCTGACGGGAAACTCAACGCCGCAAGGCTGGATACCCAATACCGGCAATGCATGGGAGCAACTCAATCAGGACGTAGGCTACATCTCTGCTAGTGCTGTGGGTGAGTCGTCGCTATTTGTGGTAGGCAACCTCACACATAACCCACAAATTATTCATGGTGTGCAACTAAACGGTCTTGCCAGCAAATCCGATACAGGGACACGAGCAGCAGCGCTGCTATTGAACTCCGGAGCGACGATCGAAGGCAGTTCTGTACCTTTGTCCGTAGACACGCTGTTAATCAGGGAGTCGTATATTCTGAATCCGGTAACTGCCTCAGCGTGGTCTAAATCAGATGTGGATGCCATGGAAGTTGGCGTGAAGGTAACTGCATGACGACGGAAGCACGACTTCATAGATTAACAGCCGAAACCTTATCGACAGCGGATGCATCCGTTAGGCTGCAGCGTCTAGTGAGCGAAGTATTATCGCCCAATGCGCTAACCGCGGACCTGTCTAGGTTGTCAGTAGAGGTGCTCGGCTCCTGTACCGTAGTGGTCAAAAAGCGTCCCATCACTTTCCTGATCCTTTGACCATGCCAGACTTCCCCGAAAACCCCGTCCTCAACCAGACCTACTTCAACGGCAACCGCTGGTACCGCTGGGACGGTTCCGCGTGGAACCTGCAGTGGAAGATCCCAACGGCCAGCACGACTGAACTTGGCGGCATCATCGTCGGCGACAATCTGGAGGTCGATGAGAACGGCGTTCTCAGTGCCCCTCCCGGCGTCGAAGGCCCTCAAGGTATCGTCGGCCCCGCCGGCCCCGCCGGCCCCATAGGGCCACAAGGTCTCCAAGGGGTGCAGGGCCTGACTGGCCCCGCGGGCCCTGCGGGCCCGCCCGGGCCGGCCGGCCCGCAGGGCGAGCAGGGTCTCCAAGGCATCATGGGCCCGGCTGGCCCCATCGGGCCCCGCGGCCCGGGCATTCGCTGCTTCGTCGGCGGGATGCCTCCGGACATCACGGAAGAGAACATCCAGGAGGGTGAGTTCTGGATCAATGACGAGACCGGGGTGACCTACCAGTGGCACGTCTCAGCCTTCTCGTCGCAGTGGGTCGAGTTCTGATGTAGACTGTCGCAATACCGCTACACGGACGTAAGCGATGGACATCCTCTATACCGACACGGACCAGATCCGCAGTTGCCTCCTCCTCGCCGAGGAAGACCTGCCCGACACCCTCTTCAATCAGGACCTGTACGAGCGCGAGCTGACGCTCCATCTTGGCGTATGGCTGCCCGACCACGCCACTCTGGTCTCAGGCACCAACCAGAACATCTCCTTTGCTCTGCAGAATTACTGCGCCTACTGGGCAGCCTACAAAGTCGCCAGTACTCTGGCCATCAGCGTCCCGCAGCAGGTCAGTGATGGCAAGAACATGCTGCAGCGCAGTCCCGACTTTGTCGCACTGATGACGGCGATGATGGCCGGCATGGGTGACGCCCGGGCGACGATCACCGCGGAACTGGGCGGAGCCACCACCTCGACGGTCACCCAGTTCTCGGTCGCGGGCCTGGCGGTGGATCCGGTCACCGGCTGATGGGCCTCAAGACCGCCGCCAATTATTTCGTGCGGACACCCATCTACGGGTGGAACGGCACGACCTTCGTGCCGACCGGCGCCAAGGGCGCACTGGATCCTTACGACCGGTTTGTCTCTGAACGTGAGTTCGGCCTCAAGCGGCGGATGCTGCTGGTCAACCCGGACAGTCCGATACCGGCCCAGTACTCCACGATTCGCATCGGCGCTGCCGGCCCGATCTATCTATTGGGCTGGATGAACCAGGACATCTACGCCGACCACCCCTACAGCCTCGTTTACCTGATGTGCGTGGCCACCGAGGTCTGTCAGGTCGTCAGCCTAACCAAAACAGCCAAGGCCTCCGGCATGGCCTTCAGCACGACTGACACGCCGGTCGGTAACTATCACTGCGTCACCGAGCGCGTCACGTTCTCCAACTCGCCTGAGTTCACGCAGATGCGTGTCACTGACGCCACGGTCACCTTGCCGATCGACTGCCCGGTCCACGCGGATCACGAGATCATTGTCGGCGGGCACCGGTACGCCGTCCAGGAAGAATACAAAACCGCCGGCTTCCGGCAGGTCAGGTGTCAGGTGAAAAATGCCTAGCAAATTCCCTCTCTGCGTGAAGTCGACGCTCGACTACACCGCTATGCAGATTGCTCAGACCCTGAGTCTGCCGGTTGTCGACATGGATTCGGCCGGCCTCTTCGCTGAGCTGCTCGATTCCGACGCCACCGCAATCGTCTGGGCCATCGGCAGCCTGTCCGAGGCTCCGACCGACCCGCTCTGGTTCGTCGACTTCGACATCGGCGCCAAGACATCCTTGGACCCCGCCCAGTACAAATCACTGGACGTTGTCGGCACCCTGACCGCGACCTTCAAGGTCGGCAAGGAGATCACCGTCAAGGACTACTCTGGGAACACCGCAGGGCCAGCGGTGGGGTCGCTGTTTATCACCAACGTGATCGCTTCCCCGTCGCAGCCGGATCGGCTGTCTGGAGTGCGGCTGATCAACGTGCAGGCGCGGGCGATGAGGACGGGCTGATGGCTTCTCCCCGTCGCCTCAAGATCAAGTCAGCTACTGTCAAAAAGCTAACCAATGATCTGGGCAACGCCGTCGCTAGGCGAGTCCGTCTGGACATCGCGGACCTCAACCCGCGCAGCCCGCTCAATAGCCGAATCGAGCAGGTCGTTGCGAGAAGGCAGGAGAACGTGGCGAAGGTGATGGCAGGGTATTACTCGTCCATGGTCCGAGAAGTGGCGAACATACTCCGGGACCCTCCTGTAAAAGCGTACGTGTATCCCAGCGAATTCGGCACGATGGGGTTCCCGGCAGCTGATAAGGTCAACTTCAGCAAGTCGGTATCTCTTTCAGTGGGGAAAGGCGTAACAGGTGCGCCAACTTCAGAGACTGTGAAGATCGAGCCAGGTGTCTCAACTCGAAAGGCATGGAGACCACTTTCCATAGGATATGCGGCATCTCTCAAAGGAACCCGATGGGAAGGTATGCCGCGCTCAATCAACTTCTGGCGGAAGACCAGCAAGCTGAATGCATTGATGGCTGCCTGGTACGCGCAGAACTACAAGACGGTTTTCCACGCCAAGAACTACAAGGTTGGGAAAATCACGAGAACCAAAAGACTTGGCAAGAACGTACCTTACGCACCGGGCAAGGTCATCAGCGGCTATACCGCCCTACCTCGCGAAGGCGTCATGGTCTCATCTAACACCAAGCAACTGGTTGCGACATACACGTTCGCTGTTCAGCCCCCGCGGTTAGGACACCCTGCGTTGGATCAGGTTCTGAGAAGATCCTATATCTCCGGCAAGCCGCAGAAGTACTGGCCGACTAGACCCAAGGACATATCAGTCTCCTACAAGGCCGGGAAACTGGCAGGCAGGACCATCGAGCAGACAAGGCAGGTATCCCGGCTGGCGGAAGACCCTCGTGACTTCTACAGGCTGCTGCTGCCAGAGCATTCCCGCCCCATGCTCGCCCGCTTCGCCGCCGCCGTTGGCCGCAAAGAGATGGCAGCATTGCGCAAACTCTTGCAACGCAAATGAGACAGTTGTAACATCAGAACTGGAAATTTCCTTCAACCACCATGGATAGGTACTAACTATGGCATCACTAGGCGCCGCAAAAACCGGCAAGTTCGCGATCGGCACTGCAGAATTGCGTGTCGGACCCCTCACCCTGGCTGGCAAGCTGAACCGTAAGCACGGTGTCGGTCTTATCGATTCCGCCACCCTCAACGTCGAGCAGACATCTGTCGACCTGAAGGGCGGCTTCCCCCAGGTCATCATGGACACCCAGGTCACCGACCAGTCTGCCCAGATCACTGCAACCCTCCGCGAGTTCTCTCGCCGGAACTTGGGTATCTTATTGGGTCAAGGTCTCGTCTACGACGATTCCAACGATACCAATGATGCCGTCACGGCCACTACCGCTTCATATACCGCAGGCGGAGCCAGCCTGGCTGTACCCGCAGGTGCCATCGGTGCTGGGGACACCCAGTTTGCAGGTGCTCCCTGGATTTCAGTGTGGAATCCGGCTGACGCAGCCGAGTCCGTCATCTCCAAAGTCTCCTCCTGCGCTGGAACCACTCTGACTCTCGACTCGGAATTTCTCATTCCCGTTGACATGCCGTCAGGGGCTAAGGTCAGCAAGCTGGTACCTATCTCCGTCGGTAACGTCAGCCAGGTGCAGTATTTCTCCGCTCAGCTGATTACCATCGACCGCCAATCCGGACGTCCGAAGATTTCGAACTTCTGGAAGTTGGCTATCGGTTCCGGCATGTCTCTGGCCAACAATGCCACTGACTTCGCCTCGACCGAAATGGTGTTGAAGGTCTTGCAGCCGTCGCTGGCGGACTACGAAAAGGTAGGGTCCCCGCTGTACCACCTGCGCAACATCATCGGCGCCTACCCGATGGGCATGATGGGCGAAGTCTCCGACGAGTCCATCGCCGCGTAAACCAGTACATCTGGTCCTCCCAAAAGGCCCGCCTCGTGCGGGCCTTTTTATTACTGGAGCATGGAATGCTCGAAAAATTCATCGAACTCCCCGCTGACCTCCCGGCCCTCCCGCTGTCCTTCGGCCTTGAGGCTCTGATCGCCGAGAGGATCGGCCAAGACGGCCATATCTCGGCCCAGACCATTGCCGAATGTGCCCTTCGACTTTGGCCGGAAAAGGTGGTACAACAGCATCTCGAAGACCTGTCTGCCCGATTCATCCAGCGCGTCGAGCGCATGGCGAAATCCCGGGAAGAGCCCGACAAGGGTAAAGGGTCCGAGAACCCCAAACGGAACTTGGGCGCCAACCTTCAAGAATGGACGCAATCTCTCGATCATACGGGCCTCTGCCTGTATCTGGCCGATTACGACCCCGAGCGGGCACACCGCTTGTACTGGCGGGTCGAAGCGGATCTCCTCGAGCTGACGCTCCACGCGAAGCTGCGATTCGAGTCCACCAAACATCTCAATGCCCATGAGGCCGCGCTCTACGGTTTCGGGGGCAGCTATGCCGACGACGGCGAAGAAGGAACTTCTGTATCCGGGGAACTGGATGCGGGCGCTTTGAAAGATTTCGGTATCAACTTCTGACGGAGGCCAAGGATGGCTACTTCTCTACCCAATGAACAGATTGAGATTGGTATTGACCTGCTGCTTGGTAAGGTCAACGACAAGCAACTCGCCAAAGGCCTCAGTGATCTTGCCAACCGGGTCAGCGAAATTGCGGCCAAGACGTCGTATGACCCTACCGTCAAGGTCGACATAAAACTGGGGGACGAGAAGAAGATCAACCAGAGTGTCGCCAAGGCGACTAAGACGATCAATGACGCCCTCAAGGACCTAGCCCCAGATAGCGAGGACGCCGGAAAGACGGTTGATGCTTACCGAGAATACTTTCACAAGTTAGAGCGAGCCCTCTCGGTCAACACGGCGGAGTACAGCAAGACCGTCCAGGCTAATTACGAGGCGCTAGCGTCAGGTAATGACCGAGTGCTGCGTAAACTTGGTGATAAGGAATTGGCCGCCGCTGTTCGCTACGGTAACGCCTCGAATCTTCGTAATAAGTTGCTCAAGCAGGCACTGGATTCCTCCGCGTCAATCTTCAACCGGGTAGGCAAGGAAGGTATCCCAGTAAAGCCGGTAGCTGTCGATGCTCTCGATACCGAGCTCAAGAAGCAAGCCGACAAGTACAGGAACTTCAACAGGTTCATCAAGGACTCGAATGTAGAGGCTCGTGTTCAAGCTGTTGAAAATCGCAGGTACCGCCAAGACCTAATCAAGAAAACCCAGAAACGCAATATCGAGAGGCTGGGGGAGGACTTCAACTTCTCAGGTGTCCAGCGAGCATACCGTAAAGAGATCGGTGACCTGCTCCGAGATCAGGAATCTGCTCCCCTGAAGGGAAAAAGAGGGCTACTGAGCAAGGACCAGATCGGCAAGCAGGTTCAGACCCTGGAAGGCGAGCTTAAAGCTGTCCAGGGGCGATACAAAATCCTGTTCGGCAGCACCCTTCAGGATAGTGCCAGAGCCGCCGAGGCTGGGTCTACTCAGGCTGAAATCAGATACAACAAGGCGAAGGAGCAGATCGGCAAGGCAGGGCTGCAGACTACGGAGAGGAAAGTCGCTGAAACCCTTGCCCAGAAGGAGCTGACCACGGCCCTGAACGGGGCGTATCAAGTTCTGAAGAAGCTGGCCCCACTTGGCGAAAAGGAAAGCAAGGACGCACAGGATCGGGTCGAACGTCTACTGAGTGAGAAAGAGGCCCTTGGCAAGCTGGTCTCTGCTCGCAGGGATGATGCCCGGCTTCGCAACCAACGAAACACCCTCGAGGTCAACGCCGCCAAGTCGGATGAGCGTGAGCAAAAGCGTGTCCGTAACCAACGAAACACCCTCGAGGTCAACGCCGCCAAGTCGGATGAGCGTGAGCAAAAGCGTGTCCGTAACCAACGAAACACCCTCGAGGTACAGGCTGCCAAACGGGAAGAACAAGAGAAGATTCGGACCAGAAGGGGCACCAATCAGCTCGAGGTACAGGCTGCCAAACGGGAAGAACAAAGTAGGCAAAGAGGCCTCAACCAGCGGAACGCGATTGACGTCCGCATGGACAAGGCCGGCTTCTCCCCCGACAACATCGCCAGCCTCAGAGAGCGGGTAGGCGCCCTTGGGTACCGCAAAGGCACCATCTCCGAGACCTTGAAGGGCATGGTCGCCTCCAACGCTCTCGGCGTTGATGGTGCCGTCGCGGACCTGCAGATACTAAAGACGAAGCTCCTCGACGTGTCCCGGGCTGCCAAGGATTCTGGCATCCCGAAACTCGAATCTGAGTTCAAGGGGCTGGCCAATGCCGTTGGCAAGGCTGTCGGGCAGGTCAACAAATTCGACAAGCGCCCGCCGGCCGAAGACTTCGACGCCCAAGTACGCGCCTACCGGACGCGCCAGGCCCGCATCGAGGCCCTCGGCACCGCCAGGGACGCCCTGTTCACCCAGGTGTCTTCCCTCCGGTCCATGATGAGTAACGCCCAGACCGAGGGCGACATCAAGACGCTGCGGATCCTGCTGGCGGAAGCGCTTACCGATGTTCGCCGCCTGGGAACAGAGTCCAAAAAGCTGGGCTTCGAAGAAGGCATTGATTCAGCCCGTCGCCTGAAGAAGGAGATCTCCGAGGTTGGGGATGCCTCCAAAACCACGCTCAAGGAGATCAAAGGCCCAACTGCTGCTGAACTCCGCCGCGCTGAGAAGGAGCGCATACGCGCAGCCCTGATCGCTCAAGGCGAAGAGGCCTTTGCGGCCGTCGGTGGCATACGCAACTATGCCAAAATCGGCGAAGGGGATTACCACGCGGCCCAAGCGTACGCTGCCTATACCCGTGACACGATCGACAAGAGAAGGCCAGATATTGTCAACGATCCTAACCTCACGGAGGTTCAGCGATCGAAGGCGCTCAAGGACCTGAGCAAGGAGTTCAACACCGCCAGCAAGGCTGCCAACTATCTGCAGGCTGAGATCAACGGCAACGTCGGCGCCCTCCGTCAAATTCAGCTCGCCGCCCGCAATTTCGCCCGTTACTTCATCGTCTACGGTGGGCTGTATCAGGTCGTCGGTTACTTTCAGCAGCTCGCCCGCACCCTAGTCGACTTCCAGGACTCCCTGAAATCCACGCAGGTTATCGCCCAGGCCACCGGCCGGGATATGGCCGGTATTGGGGAGGCGATTCGCAGTGTGGCCTCGGAGTCTGGTGACTCCCTGCGAAATGTGGCAGCCGCGGCTGAAACGCTCGCGCAGGCCGGCACCTCAGTCAAGGATATTCCTGCCGCCCTCAAGGCCGTCTCCGACTTTGCATTGGCGACCGGCAGCAGCATGCAGGTGGCTGCTGACATTATCACCTCGGCCAAGGAGATATTCGGAGAGGATCTGACCTTCGCCGGGGCGGCTGACCAGCTGACCCGCGCAGTCAATATCTCCAAGCTGCGGGCTGAGGATCTCAGAACCATCTTCAACCTTGGCGCCCAGACGGCCCAGTCCTCTGGTCTGTCCTCGGCTCAGTTCCTCGGTGCGTCCGCGACCTTGTCGAATCTGGGTATCAAGAGCTCGACGGTCGCCACCGGTCTGCGGCAATTGCTGCTGGAGCTCTTCAACCCCGACGAAAAGACCATCGCCTTCCTACGCAAGCGCTACAACGAGATCGGTGAGCGCCTGTCGGACGGGGAGATTCGCACCCGCTTCCAGGGCTTCCAAAGCTCCAACAACCCGCTGCTCGAAGCGCTCGGGGAATTGCGCAGACTCGGCGCGGCCGGCTCCGGCCGGGATGACTTCCGCCGGGTGCTCGATATCCGGGCCGAGAACGTCGGGCTACCGCTTATGCAGCGGCTGGACGAACTGGCGAAGAGCATCGCTCAGGTCAGCGAGACCGGAGCGGCTGCCGCAGGCGCTGCCGATCGCGTCAATACCCTGAAGAAAGCTATCGAGCAGCTCGGGGTTAAGGTCCAGCTTCTGGCCGAGGACTTGGTCGGCGATCTGCCCAAGTCGCTGGAGACACTAGCCAAGTCCATTGGCGACTTCATCGATCGCATTCGCGGCAAACAGCTTGACTTGTCCCTGTCAGGGCAAGAGTCCTCAATCGATAAAGGCACTGCGCTCGAAGGCGGCTATGTCGGCTACGCGCTGGCTCGTACCCGGCTGGGACGTATCGGCTCTGCTGCTGTAGGCATGCTGACTGGCGCGACTTCGTACCTTGGCGGCAAGGCCGCAGAGGCAGGCGACGGTGCCAAAGGCGAGGTCGTATCACAGGCTGTGCAAGGTGCCGCAGGCATAGCCGCCGCGATCGAGATCGTCAGGAAACTGGGCCAGTATGACTGGATCAGAAAACTGATAGGGCTCGGCGGAAAAGTCGCCGCTGTCGCCAAGACAGCAGAAACGGCCGTCGAGGGCGTGGTAGCCGCCGCAGAAGCCGCTCCCGCTGCTGTCGGGATTCTCGGCCGTCTCGGGGCACTCCTTGCCCGGTTCAACCCGTTCATCGCGGTCGCGTCTTTCGCTTTCGCCGCTTATGAATTGTTCGATCTACTCCGGGAGAAGTTCAAGGGACCCGGCCAGGGCGCCAATTCCGAGGCAGTAGCCAGAGCGCTGGCCCAGCAACAGCAGCAGGTAGGCGAAGCCGAGGCAGCTCTCAAGCAGATCACTGCTGATAACAAGAGCAGCATCAAGGCGCAGGCCGATGAGGTCAACAAGCAGGTCTTGTCGTACAGCAGCACCCTGCAGGACATTTTTGGCAAGAATGCTGATGAAGCAGCCAAGATGTTGGAAGAGCTGGGTAGCGTACCGCTGGAGGCAGGCACCAAGCGCACCAATGATCTGCGGGCGCGGCTGGAAGCCAAGGCTCCGAAGGGCCTAGACGAGCGAAAGTTTGCGGAGCTCTCCAAGGCCCGGGCCGACTTCACTGCGGCCCAGAGCACCTTGCAGACGCTGGCCAGTCAGCAACTGGACAAGGCTGCCAAGATCGTCCGCGAAGGTCAGGAAAACATGGATGAATCCGAGAAGAAATTCTTGGAGGCCATCGACACCCTGAAAGACAGCCCGCTGTTCAAGCCAGGGGCATTCACTCCGGAAAACTTGGTCCAGGGCCTGAAGGATCTCTTCACTCTGCTGAACATCGAGATCAAGAAAGGCGAGAAGGTTCTCGAAGACGCCAAGGCCAAAGTGGCCACGACCGAGAACCAGCAGACCGGCCTTGATCTACGTAGAGCTTTTGGCGAGGGCAGCACTCCAGACACTCGCCAGCAGTTCGATATCTTCATCCGGAAGGCGACCCAAAACCCGACCCCGGAGAATCTCGCGGAGCTTCAGCGCATCAAAGCCGAGACCGCGAAGTACCTGCAGGAGCAGATCGCCGCTGCCCCGAAGGATGCGCCTATCCCGCAGGATATGGCCGACCGAATCACCAACCTGGAGGATGTCCAGAAGAAGGTCGATGAGGCCATCAAGACGTCGTCCGAAGCCTTGATGACGGCCGAGGAGAAGAAGAAGAAAGCGGACGCGGACGCCGCCGAGCAGAAGAAGATCGACGAGGCCAAGCAAAAGCGCCGGGCTGCCGAAGAGGATGCCGCCAATCTATCCGAAGAAGAGCTGGCCATCCTGCGTAACCGACTCGAGACCGAGAAGGACGAATGGGAAGAGAAGGTCAAGCTCGCCAACAAAGAGAAGCGGTGGAATGACCTACTCAAGGACGGCGGTCTCATCGACAAGCAGTACGAGGCTCGCGTCAAGCTGGCAGAGGCCGAGCAGGGGCTTGCTATCCGCGCAGTGCGACGGGCTGCTGACGATGCCGGCATCGCTCTGCCAAAGAACGTCACTGACCTCAGCGCCAAGGACCGGGTTCTCGTAAAGCGGGCTGAGAAGGGTCCGGAGGCGCTCGCCCGTCTGGATCAGGCCAATACCGCACTAGCCACCATCAAGAAGACTCGGGACGAGGCCAAAGCCTCGATACTCGAGTCCTCGAAGCAGGTCATCCCGTTCACGGAATCTGTCGCCTACAACGACCGCCAGATCGAGATCCGCAAGCTCAAGGAGAGGATCAACGACAGCGAGAAGGAGAGCCTCTCCGAAATGCTGAGCATGATCGACCAGCTGTACGCGCTGGAGATCGCCAACATTCAGGAGGAGATTGATCACGTCAAGAGCCAGAAGAGCAACTACGGCACCGACGAGGAAGGCCAAGCCAAGTACAAGATCGCGCTGGCCAAAGCCGAGGATCGCAAAGCTGACGCCATCAGCCAACTAAAGCGCCAGCGGCAGGCTGTCATCGACCGTGCTGAGGTTGAGTCCCTCAAGGCTGAAGAGAAGTCGGTCATCGCGCAGCAAAAGCTGATCGTCGCCCGCAACAAACAGAAGGCCCAGGCGCCGGAGACCACCCGCCGCGGGGTGCAGGTCCTGACCGGGGTACCGCCGCAGATGGGAGGGGTGCAGACTTCTGGCATCAGCCCGAACGCAAAAACAGCATACGACTATTTCATTCGCAAAGGCCTGAAACCGTATCAGGCGGCTGGCATCGTCGGCAACCTGATGCAGGAGTCGTACGCCCAGGTTGAGCCGACGACCACGAATAGCCGGGGTGCCGTAGGCATAGCCCAATGGCTGTACCCGTCCAGAAAAGCCGGACTGCTAAGCAAGAGCAAACCCTACGATTTGCAAACCCAGCTCGACTATATCTGGGAGGAGTACAACACCACCCAGAAGACCGCGCTGCGGAATATGCGCTCCTCTGGGGACCTTACCGGCGCAGTGGACTCCTTCCTTTGGGATTTTGAGAACCCTGGTAAGGACGAAGCACATCGCGACAAGCGACTGAAACACGCGCAACGGGTTCTGGCAGCAATGCAAGGATCCGGCGCTGCTTATGGCTCTAGGCCCATCCCTGCCGCCACCCCTGTGTCAGGCGGCCTGCGCCCCCGCGCATGGGAGGAGTTCAAGTTCATCGACCGTGACGGCAACGGCGGCGGCGATGTCTTCGGTGTAGAGAAATTCAAGCAGAAGGCCCCGCAGGTCTATCAGGCCATCATCGGCGGGGCCATGAAGTGGGTGGAGGAGCAAGGCGGCAAATCCTACGTCAAGATCCGTGACATCGGTAGAGGCAGGGACAAAGGCAACCACAGTATGGGGTATGCCGGCGACGTCGAGCTTTACGACGCTCAAGGCCGGAAGATCCCGAATCTGCGCAACACGGGCAAGCAGTTCCGCGCTTACGAACAGTTCTGGCAGGACGGCCTCGCCTATGCCATGCAACTGGAAGGCCCTGATGGCAAGAAGCTCTGGGGCCCCGAGCTTGAGAAGTATTTCCGCCACGGAGGGTATTTCACTGACACCTCCAGGGACGGCATGCACGGCGATGTCAGCATGTTGTACCCGGAGGAGCGCAAAGCTGCGGGCTACAAACCTGCTGTCCCTGCTGCGGGTGGCAACCTACGCGAGGGTGCCTACCCCTGGTTCAAGAAGCAGTTCCGCCTCGAATCCCAAGGTATCCCGAACGGGGACTGGAACCAGTACTTCGCGGATCGCTTCCCGGGGCTGGCCAGCCAGATGGGTGCAGTATCTTCGGCCGGCCCTGATTACACTGGCGTCCTCAGCGGTATCCAATTCCCTGGCGGCATGGCTGCCGACGAGATCAGCCGGTCCCAGAAAGAACTTCGCGACCTCGACCTTCAGCGTATCGAGATTCTGGCCAGACGCTCGCGTCTGGATCCCAATATCGATGTCGGTGCCGAGTCCAAGGACATTTCTGCCCGGGCCTACGAGCGGGACACCAAGGACCAGCAACGGGCGATCGATTCCCTGCGCTCCGGGCTAGAGGCGCAGCAGACATACCTGACCCGCCGGCAGACAGAAATGCTGCCGTATGGCCCAGCGGAGGCTGCGGCCAGAAGCGCGGCAGGCCTGCCTTTCGCCCCGAAGGATGAGTTGACCCGCCTCCAATCAGTCAGGGAGGAGCTCGACAATGTCCAGATAGCTGCCGAGGAAGCCCTTCGCGCCTTGGGCCCCCTCAAATCAAGGATGGAGGATAACCGAGACCAGGCACAGGCTGACCTCAGCGCCGTCAACAAGCAACTGGAAGACGCAAAGACCCGCGGAGACGAACAGGCAGTCAAGGCGTTGGAGGCCAAGGCCGGCTACTTCGACGATTACCTGACCGCCCTGAACGACAACCTGAAGGGCTGGGACACGCTGACCGCGGAATTCCAGACCCGGGTCAATGAGTCCAGGGCAGCCGTTGCGGCCAACATTCAGGAGCAGCAGAACTTCGACCCGAGCCTGCTGAACCGGGAGATACCGGTCAAGGTCGTCGGCCCGGACGGTAAAGTCAGGGATGAGACCTTCACCCAATACGGACAATTGGCGCAAGGCTTCGACGCGAAAGCCATTGCCGCTGACCTGAATGAGCTCTCCTACTCCCTCAAGAACCTCGGACGGAATATCCGTGGCTTCTTCGTCAACGTCATCGACACCTTCGTCAGCACCGTCGCTGACCGCATCGTCAAAGGCGCGGCCGAGGTCGACACGACGGCGCTGAACGAGGCGAGAGCGAATCTGTACGCGGCTCAGGCTGATGGAGGTGCAGAAACAGCCAGGCTGCAGGCGGAATTGCGCCAGTACGAAGACTCCACCAAAGGTATGGACACGCCCGGCATTCGGGCGCGTCGTGCCGAACTGCAGAGCACGTATGCGCAGAGCGCACAGGCACGTTCTGCCGAGGTCAACGCCAGGCAGGCTCAGGTCAAGGAATTGGAGAAGCAGGCCGAAGGGCCGACCCTTGGAGATGCATTCACAGGGCTGATGCAGGAATTCAGCAGCCAGATGCTGAAGACCGTTCTGCTCATGCCGTTCCAGGGCATCATGGATAAGTTGGGTCTAGGCCAGAGAGGTTCCCAGGCCAACCCCATGTACGTCAAAGATGTCGACGCGCCCGCCAAGACTGCTGGAGCCGGGGGGTCCGCCGGAGGGGCATCGACAGGCGGGGTCATGGATTCCGTTCTGGGCCCGCTCAAGGATGTCTTCTACGGCATTGGAGACATGTTCGGGGGGATATTCAGCACCATTACAGGACTGTTCAGTAGCCTAGGTGGAGGCGGGGGCGGTGGCTGGGGCAATGCCATCGGCTCCATAGTCGGGGCCTTCTTCGCAGAAGGTGGGCCAGTCGGTCGGCAGCGCGTCACTGGCAAAGTCAAAGGGCCTGGCACCGGCACCTCCGACTCCATCCCCGCCTGGCTGTCCAACGGCGAATACGTCCTGACGGCTGCCGAGGTCCAGAAGATCGGGGTGCAGAACATCGAGAAGTGGAAATCGGCCATGGCCAGCCCGGCCAAGTTCGCCGCCGGCGGATTGGTTCAAACCTTTGACACCGCGACCCGCAATCCGGCAAACTACAGTAACGCTGGTGCTACAGGTGGTAGTACCGATGTGACAATCATCGACCAGCGCAGCCAGGCCTCTTCAGAGCCGGTATCAGTCAACCGCACCCGCGGACCCGACAACAAGGAAGTCATTCAGATCATGGTCAGGGACGCTGTCAAGAACGCCATCAATTCCGGCTATATGGATCGCACCATGGCCGCGAACTTTGGTGCCCGTAGGCCCGGAGCCCGCCGATGAGTGGCGCTATCGTCGACTGGCCGACCTATATGAATCCGGCTACCAACCAAGAAGAGCCCGTCCCACCACCGCAGTGGGATGGGCAGCAAATCGATGTGCAGGACATCTTGCTGCGGTCGCAGATGGACTCAGGCCCACCCAAGATTCGCCGCCGCTTCACCGGGGCGTCGAGGTACCTGACCTGCTCGTTCGTGTTCACGGTCGAGCAGGCCTATGCCTTCAATGTTTGGTACGAGGGCGAGCTTGGTTACGGCGCCAATCGGTTCAACTGGATTACGCCCTACAGTAATACGCCTTGTGTGGCCAGCCTCCGCAAGCCTCCGACCGTCGTCCCTGCGTCATCCATCATTCGCCGAACAGACGGCGGTTACCACACGCTGTGGAAGTACACCTGCGAAGTTGAGATTCACCCATGAGAAACGTCTCCCTTGATGGCCTTCGGTCAATGATCGCCCAGCAGACCGATTCGATATGGGTGTTCGGTGTGACATTCATTCCCGGAGAAGGGGACTCCTACCCCGTCACCCGGTACTGCAACAATACGGAGAACTTCAGGTTCCCTTATCCGAGCGGCGATGAGTACGTCGCCTTACCTTTCGAGGTGACCCTAGCCTCTGAGAATGAGGAGTCCGTGCCGCAGGCCCGAATCCGGATTGACAACGTGTCCTTGGTGTTCTCGAACGTCATTCGGAGAACGGATATACCGCCGGAAGTTGAGCTTCGAATCTTCCGCCTTGAAGAGGAAGTGGTCGACGGTGAGAAGACATGGGTCCCGTATCTGGAGCTAGGGCCATCCGCCTTCACCTTGCTCGGGGCCACCGTCAATTCGGTAACGGTCGAGGGCACCATCGGCTACGAACATGACATTCTCAACGAGCCGGCAGTGCAACACCGGTTCACTCCGACACAAGCTCCGGCCATGTTCAGCTAATGTGGTTCGTAAAGTATCTCGGCATCCCGTTCGTCGAGCTCGGCAGAGACCGTAGCGGCTGGGATTGCTGGGGACTGGTACGGACTGTCTACGCCGAGGAGCTTGGCATTCTGTTGCCGGAGTGGTCCTCGCACAAGAGCTCGTTCGACAATGCTGAGATAGAGCGTGAAATCCAAGACGCCCATGCGTACTTCTCGAAGATACCCCAGCCAGAACCCATGTCAATCGCATGGTTCAGCAGCCGAAGCATATACGCCCATGTCGGCATAGTTATCGACGCGCAGCGCATGCTGCATTGCACCGCAGGCAAGGATACCTGCGTCGAATCGTGGCAGCCCCGCCTTCACCAATTGAAAGGATTCTACGTACCCAATGATCAGAATCATCGCCCGGCCTAATCCGTTTGAATCGGAAATCGTCTACTGCGACATAAAGCCCGGGCTCAACCTGACCGAGATCGTCGGCCGGAACAACAACAAAGTTCACATTCAGGTCGAGGGTGTCCCGGTACCCAACGAAGCATGGGACAGTACCTACCCAAAAAGCGGGGAGGTTGTCACTATAACAGTGGTGCCAGGGCTGTTTGGCCTCGAAGGGGTCATAGCGGGTATTGTCGGCGCAGCCGTCAACGCAGGGGCAACAGCAGGCCTCACCGTTGCTGGAGCTGTAGGGTTGACCGGTACGACCGCCACTACAGTGGCAGCTACCGTGGGTGGTGTGATCGGCGGTGCCATAGGTATCGGAGCCATGATCGCTCCGATGATCTTGCCCTTTCTGGTAAAACCCCAGCTGCCATCGATATCCGGCAGTGGCTACACCGGGCAGACGGGCAGCCGTTTCAGTGTGCTGAACTCCAACAGCAACCCGAACATGCAGTACGGTGTCATCCCGAAGCTGTATGGCGAGTTCAGGATCACGCCCCCGGTAGCTGGCAATGCCTACACCAGACTCAAGAAGGCAGTCATCGTCGGGCAGCCGGGCACCTATGGCTACGCTGGAACGGAACCCACGCAGACGTACCACCTTCTGCTGTGCCTAGGCTACGGGCCTTTAAAGATCGGCGGAGTCTGCATAGGCCCCCAAGGCTTACAAGTAACAGATCCCAGCACAGGTAACGTGCTCACTTGTCAATCGAAAGCAGGCACGAAAAGCCCTACTCAGCCGATCGACTGTCTGGACCAGGATGCTTTGGCGATTCTTGTAGGGGACACCCCATTCAGGCAGATACCGGGGTCGCTGTACACGGTCGGAACGGCCAAGGAAATCGTAGGCCTGCTGAACCGAGAGGGATGGGCATCATACCCGGCAGATATCGAAGAGGATTCCTTATCCCTCACGCTGCCTACCCCCAATACACCTCCGGACGTAGACAGCTCGTGGACTTCCGTGGACGGGGTGTATCAGGTCTGGACAGCTGCTCCAGATGCGTTGAAGGTTGAGGTCGACATCGTATTCGACGCGCTTTACGCCTCCAGAATGAAGGACGACCCGAATAATCCGGGCCTAGAGGACATGAATGTCGATGTCGTCTTTCGTGTGCTCTTCAAAAAGTCGAGTGCTGCAGGCACGATCACACGCGAGAAGATTGGAGTAGACCAGTGGGGCGCGGAACAATGGGTCGTAATAGCGGCTGGTAGTTGGCAGCAATTCACTTCTTTCACCGCGACTGCTCGCTCGAAAGGAGCATGTGCTTGGACGGTCAAAATAGACCTGCCCTCGGATGCTGATCCCCCAGCCACTACCTATGACATCCTCGTCATCCGGCAGTCCACTAAATACCCTCGGCCGAACGTCTCCACATCTGCAGCCAATGCTACATGGATGGCTCTACGCTCGCTCAAGGCAGGCACTGTGTGGGACACCAGCGAAGATACGGGGCTCGACGAGGCCATCCTCATGGCGGTGGAGTTTCAAGCGTCCAGAGGCTTCAACGGCGGCGTAGATCCGATATCCATTCGGGCTAAGTCCATTGTGCGGCGTCCCGTAGCGGATACATTAGCTGCATGGGGCAGCAACAAGAACCTAAAGTGGGTGGTCTCCTCGAGTCCTGCATGGGCTTTTGCCGACGCTTTCATAGGGCCACAACTGCAGGAACCCTTCAAGAAGGACCGCATCGATTGGCCCGCGCTTATCGAATGGGCCAACTGGTGCGACGGCACTACGAATACATTTATCGACCCAGATACTGGTGAAGTAACCAGAAAGATCACTGACTACAACTGGTATCACGTCGAAGAAGAGACCATTCTCGACAGAATTCGCACGATTACCTCTTGCGGTAGAGCAGCATGGAATATCACCGGAGGTCTGTTTTCGGTCACACAGGACGCGAATTTTTACCCGGTGCAGCTCCTGTCTCCGAGAAATAGCCGCAATCTGGAGATCACCAAGAGCTACCCAAAGATCCCTAATGCCCTGCGTGTCAGGTATGTGCATCCGAAGACTTGGCAGCAAGATGAAGTTATCGTTCTCGATGATTACTATCTAAGGAGAGTTAACAACCAATGGGTCGATAACTGGGGCGACCCACACACCCCCGGCCAAGACGGCTACAAAAAGGCGAAGACCTATGAGGTCCTTGAAACTCAAGGTGTAACCAGCAAGGCGCAAGCCAAACGCGAGGGCAGGTACCACTTGGCGAACCTGCGAATGCGTCCAGAATTCTTCACCTGCGAAGTCGATTTTGAGCATCTTGTCGCTCAGCGTGGTGACTGTGTCCTGCTGTCCCATGATGTGTTGTTGCGGGGGTGGGCTTTCGGCCGGGTACTCAAAATCACAGCGCCTACCCAGCAAAGCGCCGAGTACCGAATTGACGTCGACACTGATATCGAGATCAGCGATGACGCCAATTTCGCTGTGCAGGTCAGGTCGATGAACACCGATCCGACTTCCGCGGTCCCTCTGGCGTTTATCGAATTGCCTTTGAGCAACCCGCCCGGCACCTACCAGCAGCTCTGGGTGTCCAGCAGTCATGCTGCTGAAATCGCCAAGATTGCCGAAGGTGACCTGTTTGTTTTCGGCCCCCTCGACGAAGACGGGGACCCGACTGGCAGTCTGTTGGCCAAAATCACCCAGATAGACTATCAAGCCGACATGTCGGCAAAGATCACCATGACCTACGCTGCCCCGGGTATCCCTGCGGCTGACGACGGCATCATGGATGACGACGGTGACGGCCCGGCACCGAAGGAAATACCCCCGCCGCCACCCTCGTCATTCCGCCTCCTGATCTCACAGTCGATACCGGATATGACCGTCGACGGGGCCCGCTACACCGTGGACGCAACATGGGAATTGCCGACGACAGGGGTACGGGACAAGATCGAGATCGTGGAGGTCACCTACAGGGTGGGTGAGGAAGCGTGGCAGGTTGTCCAGGTCAACCCGACAGCTGGTAATACTTACCCGATCAAGGGCGTCCCACCAGAGACTCAGGTCACTGGTAAGGCGCGGTGCCTCAATTCTATGGGGGCCTCGGACTACACCGCCGAGTCGACTCTGATTACCCCGTCGCTTAACGATCTTCTACCTCAGATGCCCACCAACCTGGACCTTGTCCAGGACGATTATCGGGAGGCCAACGGCCGCATCCGCTATTTCATCAAGGTCAACTGGGTCGTCAACGGCCTGACAGCAGGCACCGAGATTCAGTGGATACGGTTCGGGGACATCGAAGATCCCGCCAACTGGCCAGATGACAACCGGCTGGGCAAGACCTTCATCGATGGCAGTGGTCAGTTCTTCCAGATCGAGAACGTGGACGTCACCATGTACAAGGTGCGGCTGCGGTCGAAGAGCATCATCCCGATCAATGGCGCCTACCAGTACTCCGCTTGGGCAGAAGGCTCAATAGACATTCTGGTCTACGACTACCCTCCGGGACCGCCCACCAATCTGCAAGCCAAGTCGACCCCATCGGGCATCATGCTGACGTGGGACAACCCACTGGACAGCGACTTCGCCGGCATCCAGATTTTCCACAGCACGACCAACAACCGAGAGGGGGATCTCACCAATATCCCGGTGATCCCGGAAGCTAAACCACTGGCATCGGTAGGGAACCCTGTCAACAGCTACTTCCACGTCCCGGACGACCGCCTCTGGCATTACTATTGGATCTACGCCTACGACAGCGAGGACGGGATCCACCAGACCAACAAGTCCTCCTGGGAACGCCCAGGCAACAATGACGGTGTCCGCGGCCGGCAAGGCATATTCGGCGACGGCCTACCTCCGCCCCCGCCAATCAATCTGGTCCTGTACCCGGACACATGGCAGGTCAGTCTGCAATGGGAGCAGAGTCAGGAGATACCCGACCTGTACGGTACCCAGATTTACTGGTCCAAGACCAACGACCGGGGTCCCGACGACGCTCTCCTTGCTACCTACCTGTTCGTCACGGATGAGAACTTCGCTACTCACCTCGGACTTGAGACCGGAGAAACCTATTACTATTGGATCCGGAACATGGACGTCGAGGACCCACCCCAGTTTTCGACGTGGCTACCAGAGGACCGCTACGGCGGTGCGGCGGCGACGGTCCCGCCCGACCCCCGCAAATATCTTGAGCTGCTCAATGGCGCCATCACCGAAACACAGCTGGCGCAGTCACTGCTGGGTCTGATCAACAGCGACGGGCTGACCGAGAACGCGACCTTCCTGCAGCTGCAGAAGCTGGTCTCGGACATCGAGGCTCGAGTTGTTCTGAAGTTGCAGCAAAACTACGAGGGTCTCTCTGAGGTCGCTGCCATTGGCTTCGGTACCGAGGTACAGAACGGCCAAATCGTCAGCCAGTTCTTGGTGCAGGCCGACCGGCTGGCCATGGGCGCCCCGCAGGTCTTCAACTCGGACGGCATTGAGCTGGTGCCGATCCAGTACGGCTGGGACGACGGCAACTTGCCGGTGGTCTACGATATCGCCGGCAATGTCATCACCCCTTGCGACCGCTATGGCCAGCCGCTGCCGGCCCATGACGAGACGGCGAAGGGCGCCATCCGGTTGGTCTATGATGAGAATGGCGAGCGGATGCCGATCTACGGTGCCGATCACGAACTGTTCCCGACACCGCGCTGGGACGGGTTCGTTATCACCACTGAGGAGTACTGGGACGAGAACGGCGTACTGATCCCACCCGGGGTCTACATCCGCAATGCCAACATCGCGGAAGCCTCGATCGACGGGGCCAAGATTCAGGCGCATACCATCAAGGCCGACCGGATCGATGCCAATGGGCTGGTGTTGTTCGACAGTGAAGGTAAGCCTATCTTCGCAGGGGGCGGCGTCGGTGTTGATCTGGAAGCCATGTTCGGCCTTGAACTCGGCCAGGCCCTGAGAGACCTGAAGGCCAAGGACATCCATCTCTGGATGAAGAACGCGGTCATCGGGGACCTCTACATCGCCGACACGCTGTCATCGGTCGACTATTCGCCGAGCTATATCAATGAACAAGGTGAATATGTGCCTGGCACAGGATGGCGCATTCACCGCGGCTCAAATCTAGGGGACCCCTCGACCATTGAGACTGACAACCTCGTGGCGAGAGGGACGCTCAGCTCGGACATCTATGTAGCTGGCGCCCAGGGTTGGAAGTTGTTCAAGGACGGCAGCGTCGAGGTCAACAACGGGGTGTTCCGTGGCACACTGGGCGCAGAGACGCTGCTGGTCGGGACTGACTTCACGCTGAAACAGCTCAGCGAACAGGTGCTGCTGGCCTCCTTGAACATCAGCGCATCTGATCAGTATTTCTCGTTCAACTCCTCAGGGGTCTGCACGAGCGACCTGAATCTGACGATGTTCATCAACAACATCGACAACATCCTGTGGTCAGCTACCGGGTATCCAGGTGGGGTGCAATTGCAGTTGACAGAGGACGAGGCTAGACCGCGCTATCGGTTCCTGAACAATGAACAGATCAAGAAGGCCGGTGGGGGCTATTACGACTATATTGAGGTCAAGGCGCAGTTCCAGGACCGCTACGACATCGTCCGCATCTACCCGCTGATCTTCGAAAGCGGCATCGTCACCGCCGAGCTCTCGAACGCTCGTATCAACTTGGCAGCCGACAGCTCAGGCTACGTCGGCAACTACTCGCTCGGCACTGGGCGCTTTCGAGTCCACCACGGTACGACAGAGGTGGCCAAGGCCTCCCTGGCCTTCTCGGTGGTCGGTAGCACCGGTTGTGCCGTCTCGATTGTCAGCGACCCCACCAAGCCCAACCACGGGGTCTACAAGGTCACGGACCTGACGTCTGCCGCAGCTACCGCAACCCTTCGGGCTACCTACAACGGGGTCAATTACGATAGGACGCTGGATGTTCTGAAGTATCAGGCGATCTTGAGCGGAGCCCCGGGCGAGCCCGGAGAAGATGGCACGGACGGCAAGCGCGGGTCCAAGTTCTTTGTCTTCTACACCTACAACCCTGATGGGTATTCGGATGCGACATGGTCGGTAACTCAGCCGCCCGTGGACCCGAACAAGGTCTTACCGCCAAGTACGAACACAGCCGAGCTACTGGTCGACGCTATGGTGAGGACTGACCCTGGGTCAGAAGGTATCGTGGTCTACTGGGACGTGGTGACCTTGATCAACTACGCCACCGGCTGGAGCGAGACCCGGATGCGCAGGGATACGGGCTGGGAAGTGGTTGCCGCGTTCTTCAATGGCGACATCATCGTCAAGGGAACGATCTACGCTGACAAGATCGTCAGCAATAGCATCATTCGCTTGACCTCAACATCCCTCTACGCCTCCACCGTTTTCGCCGGGGGTAACCAATGGCAACCGCAAATAGGGTGGATATCCCCCAACCCGAAGTATGTCGTAGACGCTCACCCAGAAAAGACGGGGATAAAGCTGGTGGTCACTGTCACCATGGACTGCCCGACTGATTTGACAGGTGTCCGCATCGCTTACGAGCAATATGTAAAGGACTACTGGAACCAAGATGATCCACCCGCCTGGAGAACTCAGTACCGGGAGATATTCAATAGAGGATCCGCGTACTACTCTGCCCGGGTGTTCACAGCCAGTATCGTACTGGAACTGCAGGTACCTCCGGGTAAGGCCTTCAACCTCTACGTCGAGGCTAAGCAGTTGGGGGCAGAGTGGGTCAACGCGGATGCCAACCTGCCCTCGCTCTCGGTAATCGAAACATTCTCTTACTACTTCCCCGATGATGATTGGCGCTATGCCTTCTAACTTCATAACCTACGAAGCGGCCACCGGCCGCATTCTGTCCCTGGTTAAGAACCAGGATTTCGCCATCAGCGTGTCGACGATGCCCCCTGGGTATTTGGCTTTGCCTGTCGAGGATTCGATACCTGATTCGGTAGGCTGGAACTACTGGGTCGATGCCGGCAAAATAGTACCCAGAGAGGAACTACCTTTGACCGTCTCCGGCACTGAGATCGCCGCCGATGGTCAGACAGTCCTGTCAGTGGCCGGCATTCCTGCGGGCGCATCGCTGCGTCTGGTCGGGCCGGTTGCCGACGAATGGGTGGAGCAGGACGGGGAGACCGAGATCACCACGACCGAGCCCGGGGAGTACCAACTGGTGATCGACCTCTGGCCTTACAAGACAGCGAGGGTGGACTTCAATGCGACGTAACCTGACCGGCAGCTCAGAACAGCAGAAGGCCAAGCGCAACAAGCTGCTGGCCGACACCGACTGGATCGTCACCCGGCACCGAGACGAGAAGGACGAGGGCACCGGGACGACCCTGACCGCGAAGCAGTTCAAGGCTGTGCTGGCCTACCGGAAGGCGCTCCGGGACTGGGACAAGGTGTCGCCGCTGCCGGCGGCACCTGAACTCCCGTGATCACAATTTTGATCACAGGCCCTTTGAATGGCGCCCCGAACACGATTCGAACGTGTGGCCTTTCCCTTAGGAGAACTATGTATTCCTCTGTAGGCCGCGCCGTTACTGGGTTCCCTTAAAAATGTGATTGCCGTTTGGCACGGCTGGAGCGCGTAGTTCCGCTGTGATCGTGTGCGGCAATCACAGAATCAAGCACACCCACTGCACCCCGCAAATTGCCCGGGGCCAGATGGGCGTAGCGCTCCGTTACCTTGATGGTCGAGTGCCCCAGTATCTCCTTGACCTCGTACAGGGGCACCCCTGCGCTGACCATCCACGACGCAGTGGTATGGCGGAGCGTGTGCGGGGTAACGTCCGTGAAGCCCGCATTTCTGCAGGCAGTCTCGAATGACCGGCGGAAGTTCTGGATGCCGTGGAACACCAGCGGGTGGCCTCGCTGTGATTCCAGCGTCTCCACCGCGACATCGGTCAGAGGGATCGTGCGGGATTTCTTGGCCTTGGTCGTCTCGGCCCGGAGTGTGATCAATCTGCGGGGCATGTCCACATCAGACCATCGAAGTGCCATCAGCTCCCCACGCCGCATGCCAGTGCTGACTGCCAGAATCACGAAGGCCCTCAGATGCCCGTCACAGAGCGATATGAGCCGGGCGTACTCGTCACCCGTCAGCCACCGCAGTTTCCCTTCTGGCTCACGCAGCTTCAGCCCTGACACAGGGTTCGGGATGTGGGTGCCGTGATCAATGTTGTAGCAGTTGATGGCTGCCGAGATCATGACCAACTCTTTGTTAATCGTGCCTGGCGCGGCCCCCTCGGCCTGCCGGCGCTTGACGTGTGAGCGGAGTAGAGAGGGTGACAGGTCCCGGCCCCAGGTAGGGGCGAGACCTGTCAGATGGCGGGCAGTGGATTTGTTCTGTGGGGTCAGCCGGGTAGACAAGTACTCGGTCAGGACCGTATCAAGCGTAACGTCGCCCCGGTGCTGGGTTTTGTTGCGGTGGGATTCGCTGCGGAGCTTCTGCTCGAGCGCCTTGGCTTCTTTGAAGTCGGTCCCAGCAGATCGCCTAACTTGCTTGCCGGTGCGGGGATCGTAATAGCTGATCCACCAGATGTTGTTTCGTTGGTAGGGCATCCATTGATGATAAAGGCCTCAAGGTCGGATTCGCAAACCCGGATCACCTTGCCCTCCACAAAGGCTCTGAGCCGGCCCTGTCGGACCCACAGCCTGACCGTGGTCCTGCCGACGTTGAGGCGCTCGGCGACCTGTTTGACGGTCATCATACCCCAGCCCTCGCTGCCTGCAGCGCCACCAGCAGCACATCAATCTGCTCGTGTCGCAGGGCGAAGGCGCTCATGAGGGCGTGGGTCTCCTTGTCGTGGACCATGACACTGACGCCCTCGTGGTTGCCCCAAGTGGTGGCAATGACCACGACCCCGTGGCCCTCGATCTCAGCCTCGGTGACCGGGGTCTGCAGCACTTCGAGCTTCATTTCAGCACCTTCTCATACTTGACACACTCCGCATGCCCTTGTATCACCGCCGCCTCAATACAGGTGATCGCATGGGAATCGAAGAAGTCGGTAATCATGCGTTTAGTCGTTACTGCTGAGATCACGAAGATCAGTAACCAGGGTAGATACTTCATTTCGCCTCCCACCGTTCCGCCTGTCTATCCTTCGAATTCCACAGGACCTGAGTGACGACCGCGGAAGCGCAGATGCCTTCCTCGATCTCCCGCTTGGCTTGATTTTGGGACCGGATCAGTCCGCTCTCATCAGCCAGCACGGTAGCAACCTTGGCGCCGAACTCGTCGAACCGGAGGATCAGGTAATTCCCGGTCTTGTATTTCCGGCCAATGTCCAGCTCGCGCTGCAGATCAGCCAGCAGGGTCTCGATCGGCCCGCCTTCCTGGGTGACGATGTGGCATTCCCTGACCAGCTCCTCTATGCAGTCCTTGGCTTGCTCAATCAGATGCCTGCTCATAGCTCAATCTCCGGGGTGAATTTCTCATTGAACTCTGGCAGTGGTCTGATCCAGATGCGCTGGTCCTCCGTGCTTTGGTAGACGACCATCTCATGCTGGGTCGACTCCATCTGGCCCACATGAAGCACCCGGTAAATGTTTCCAGTCTTCTTGTGGACATGGAGGTCGCCCCGGGGCTCAGGGCTTTCAGGCTTGGCCTTCTCAGACTTTTCGACGAAGTCGGCCATCATCAGAATCTGCGTGGCAACATACTTGGCCATGGCCGGCCGGAGGCCGGCGTAGGCCGAGGGGCCTACGTGGAGCGTGACGTAGCTCGACTTATTCCCCTCATTGAAGTCGTGACCGACTGCGACGGGATAGGTGGTTTTGATCATACCCTTCCCTCCCCTCTCAGCACTCTCTGCACTCGCTCGACCTGCTCCTTGTCCTCCCTCTGCCCTTCTTCCCGTCTTGCCTTCAGCTCCAGCACGGCCAAGCAGTTCCAGGCGATGTGGGCTAAATGATCGAGGTTAGAGTCAGGATCAATAGGCTGCCTCTGCATCTTCAGCAGATGCCGCATGAAGGCATCCAGGTATCTCTCTTCAGCGTTGGGCACAGACTGCCACCCGCCGCGGCAATACTTGTTGGCGCCAAACGTACCGACGTCGGCCACAGCTCCCAGAGCCCGGCTGAAGTCGAGCAGGACGCCGGCAAGCTGCTTTCCGGCATCCATCTTGGCGCCAGAGGCGTGGGGATCGGTGCCGTGGGGGTCGGACTCTGCCGGGGGTTTGCGGTAGGGCAGAGCTACGGCCTCATAACTCGGCCGTGCTATGGCTACCATATCCCCGTCGGCATCTCGAATAGTGCGCGGCTTCGGGGGGGCCGGGGGTATTTGTGTGCCAGGTACAGGTTGAACCATTACCGCCACCCTCCCACATCCTTCAGGTGTCGAACCTGATTCTCAGTGATCTCGGCCTCCATGCCATAGGCGACATAGAGCGCGGCAATATCGTCGACCAGTCGAAGGTCCTGGATGCGCTGCGCGAAGAAGCGGGCGTCGACCAGGAGCTCTTCGATGGTGTCCGGGTCCTGGAAAAAGTCAGAAAGTTTCATCACCACCCCGCAATCCTTTCAAGGATCTCGAGCTGCTTCTCCGAGATAAACATCTCGCTGCCGTATTCTGCGAACTTGACCTCCATGTCGGATACAAAGCCCATTTCCCAGTCAGTCTCCGCGTTGAAGCTGGCGTCTGCCAAAATGTCGGCGAAGTCAAAATTAAGATCAGCAACCGTGTTGCTCATTGGTATCTCCATAGTCAAAGGGCCGGTGTGCTGCCGGCCCAGGTAGGTTATCAGAGGGCGATTACGACATCAGCGTTGACGGCATCACCTTCACGATGGGTGACGTAGATCACTTGGCTGCCCAGGCTCTGCAGCATCCCAGCGATCCGGGCCGCATTCTCGGAGCTGGCATCGGCGGTCGGTTCGTCCAACAGCAACATGTGTTCGTCACCGTAGAACACCCTGCTCATGGCGATCCGGAGTGCCAGCCCGACCAGCGAACGCTGGTAGCCAGACAGCTCGGTGACTGCCACGCTGTCGCCTTGCTCGTCGACCATCAGCTCGCCGTCCTCGCGGTAGACCCGAGACAGTTCTCCCGACGTCGTGGTCGAGATCAGGTGGGAGGCGTAGGCCAGCATGTTGTCCCAGAGCTCGATCATCAGGTCGGCCCGGGACTTCCGCAGCCAGACCTGCAGACGCTTGCGGAGATCGATCTCGGTGATGAGGCACTTCCGGGACTCCTGCGCCTTCTCTGCTCTTTCCAAGGCATCCTCCGATGCTAACAGCCGGATTTGGTTGCCGGCGACTTGCGTCTGCAGTAGAGATTGCCGGTCCTGTATGGCCCGGACTTGCTGCACCGACTGGTCCAGCAGCAGCCTGAGCTTGACGATGTCCTCCACCGGCGGCAAAGCCAGTAGATCAGCTTCATGCTGCTGCAGGGCCATTAACTCTTCAGTTACTCTTTGCTGAAGGTCAGCCAACTTGGCTTGCAGAGAAGTCTGAGTGTTGACCCGGCTGGTCATGTCAGCCCAAGTGGCGCGGGCCCGGTCCATTGCGACCTTGGACTCCATCGTCGCCGAAGCCAGGTCCTCGATCGAATGGAAGCCCTGCAGGGCTGCGACGAAGTCGGCCTGAGCGTCTTCGAGCTGCTGGGTGATCTCCGCAAGTAGGTCGGCGGCGCCAGGGTTGTAAGCCTTCCGTAATTCCGCGACCTCTGACAGCTTGGTGCGGAGCGGGGTCTGGGCATCGGACCATTGCTGGTAGAGGGCCTCATAGGCGTCAACGGCCTCCTCTTGGCGCTTGATGGCAGCCAGGCGCTCTTCCTCATTGAAGGGGCGTTGGCACTCGTGGCAGACGCTCTTGTCTACCGCATCACGGGCAGATGCCAGCATGGCTTTCGCGGCGTCACAGGCGAGGTCCAGCCGGGTGCTCACCTCGCTCAGTTGCGCCAACTCTTCCTGCGCCTGCTGCAACTTGCCAGCCACGATACTCGAAGCCCCTACCACTTGGTTTAGGTGCTCCTGCTTCTGAGCTAGTGTGTTGATGCGGGCGGACAAGGTCTGGGCCTGATCCAGCCGCTGTTTCCGGTGAGACCATGTCTGTTGCATGGCCTCGATATTGGCGGCTCCGATGTTGGCCCGCTCGGCCAGATCCGGTTCGAAGCCTTCCAAGGTGATGGAGGTTTCCTGAATACTGGCGTTCAGCGCCTTGACCCGGTCCTTCCGGGAGGTGATGGCGAAGTTCATCTGCTCCAGCTTGTTCGAGAGCGACTGGGCCTGCTCGTACCGCTGGCGCAGGTTGGTCTCTGCATCCTGCATGTTCCGCAGCTCGTTGGTGGTTTCCTTGAGAGACAGGTTGTCATCCTTGATCAAGGTCTGGTACATGTCGACCTCCTCACGCAGCTTGCCAAGGTCCGCGACCTCACCAAGGCCAGTCAACTGCCCTTCCATGCTGGTGACGTCCTTCCCGACCATGTCGAGGATCTTGTCGACCAGATCGCTCTTGGCCAGCCGCTCGATGGTCTTCTGCAGCGCCGTGGCGCCGAACTCCAGCAAGGCCTGGGACTGCCCCTGCTTGCTATACATCAGCAGTTGTAAGTCTGCAGCCGACATGCCGTAGGCTTCCTCGATCAGCTTGATGACCGGGGTTGTGCCGTTGGCCAGCAGGGTGCCGTCCTTGGCCCAGACCTTGGCGCCCTTCAAAGTGCGCTCGATCTTGACGTCCCCGTGGACCGGCAGGCTGATTTCGAGGGTTGCGGTGGTGCTGCCCTCTGCGCCTCGGGTCGGGATGCGCTCTACCTTGTGGCCGGTAGCGGTCGGCCCCAGCAGAGCGAAAAGGATCCCCTTCAAGATGGTTGACTTGCCTTGGGCGTTCTCACCCGTGACGGCTGCCAGACCGTCGGAGAAATCCGCCCGAAAGTCGTGGTGCTTCTTGAAATTCTCGAGATGAATTGAGCGGATCATTGTGCTGCCTCTCTGTAGTGCTGCCAGATTGAATGAAGGTCAGTGCTTTCCAGTGCGGCGGAAATGCGTGAAGGAAGATCGAGGGATCGGCACACGGCATGATCCACTTCAGGAACGATAGAATCAGACTGGACATTGTTTCTCACCATCAACAAGTTCGGCCACTCCTTCCAGAGTTTGGTTATGGCCTGGGCGATGTTTGGAAGTTGTTCGCTCGGCACCGTGCCAGTCACTTCGATGAACTGGACCAGCTCATCCATGCGTACCGAATCTCCATATCGCAACTCCCGGTACCCATCAGCCTTGCTCCAGATCGGATGCTGGATGAACTGCTTCCCGTCGAACTCCCACAAAAACTTGTCTCCCACATCGCTGAAACTGGTCGGGTGGGTGTTGCCGAGGATGATCAGCCGACCGTTGTGCAGCGTCCGCGGCATGTGCTCGTGGCCCAGCAGGACGTAATCGAAGGTCTCCAGCAGCTTCTCGGCCCTTTCTGCTGTGAGGTTGAGGCTGGCGTCGTTGTGGATCAGGCCGGAGTTGTAGTTGCAGTGGAGGCAAAGGATGCTCGTCTCATCTCGACCAACGAAATCAGTAACCTCATCGAGCGAAATATCAAACAACTCCTGTGTTGCCATGTGGGGTACAAGATATACGTAGGCGCCACAGTCCCCTACGAAATCGAACCCGGGCTGGCTAACGCTGCCCAGAACGATCGGGCTACGTTCATCACAGTCGCCTGGGAGCATATCGGCAAGTAGTTGCAACGATCCGAGCTTCCCCTCCCTATTTGGCAAGTCATGGTTACCTGCCATGACTCGACAGCACTCCGCAGCAATCCTGTAACCCTGCAGGATGCCTGCTTCGTCATTGGATTCTGTATCGAATAGATCACCTAAGCAGTAAGGCGAGGTGCTGCAGAGGCTAAGGGCTTTGGTTGCTTGCCTGTATAGGGCCTCCCTCAACCTCAACCGCGAGGCCTGCGTCGTGTGTGATGTCCGCATCAATCCGAGATGCGGATCGCTGAAAAACCAGATGCTCATTGTTGTGCTCCCAAGGTCTTGAGTAGAACCCCGTTTCCACGGAGTTCGATGTGGCCCTCGTCCTTGAGTTTGGTGATCATCCGTGACACGTACTCCTTGCCAAGCCCCGCTCTCTGGGCCAGCTTGGTACGGCTCAGCGCCGGGATGAATATCCCGCCACTCTCTTTCTTCCCGCGGTTCTCCGCGATCTCCCTGATCAACATGCTGATGCGCTTGTCGCCCGGCAGCGCGGACATCATGGACTGCTGCAGGACTCGGTTCTGCTGCTGCGAAGCAGAACGCAGCACCTGACGGAGTGTTTCGGGGTCCGATAGACCTGCTGCCGAAAGGAACCCCACCACGCAAATGTCCTCAGCCCGCCAGGTAATCGAGGCAGAGGGCGGGCACTTGCAGTCGAGTGTCTCAACGCCAAGCCACTCGCCGTCGTAGACGAGGTGGGTGGAGTAAGCGTCGGGGTGATGCTTGTCCAGATAGGTCACGGCGACGATACCGCGTGACAGAAACCCGACCGTCGGTGCTGCGGTCGGGCAGTGAAGGATGACGTCCCCTGGGACGAAGGTTCTGTAGTCGGCGTCGTTCAACATGACTGTGCTGCGAAAGTGAACATGGAATCGAAATCGTCGGTGGTGCCCTGCCAAACTGGCTTCTTTTTCCCCTCAGCCCTCACCACCTCCTCCCCTCGGTACCAAGCCAGCAGGTTCTTGGCCCGGTCGGCGTAGATGAAGGCGGTGACATGGCCGGCCCGCTGCCAGAGGCGGTGCTTGCCGCACTGCCCGGAGTCCAGCAGGGACTTGAGAGACGCTGATTTCTCGGTGCTCTTGGCCTCAATCAGGATCGCCGGCTTCTCTGGCAGCAGCCAGAGGAAGTCCCCGGGCTGGGCCGGCATGTAACCGCCGGCCGACTTCGAGTCGTAGAAGCGGTGGAAGAACGACTTATGCTCGCACTGCCACCGGTACAAAGCCTCCTGGATGTGCTTCTCCAGCCATTTGCCGTCATTGGCCATGGTGGCCTCCGAGGATGCTCAAGGCAGTGAAGCGGACGTCCGGATCCATGTCAGGCTGCGTGAACCACTTCAGGCTGGACGGCCTGAGTGAGGAGAACGGCATGCCCTTGTGCTTGCCGAACGGCACCAGACGCAGTTGCTGCGGGGCTCCAAGCCATGTCGCCATGCCTTCCAGAGTCTTCTGGGTCTGCTTCATGTAATGGTTGAGCAGCAGCCCAACCATCCAGCAATCGGCAAGTCCATCGTGAGCCTGCTTCGGCAACTCGGTGTCCAGCACGTACCGCTCACCGACCAGATGGCTCAGGCGGTGATTGGATGCGATCGGATCCAGGCGCCGAGCTGCCCACAGGGTGTCGATCATCCGGTTGTGCGGCCATCCCGGCAGATGCCGGGCCACGATCGGCACGTCGAATTTCACGATGTTGTGGCCGACGAGGAAGACATTGGCGTCGTGCAGCATGGCGAACTCGTTGACGGTTTGCCGCCACCTCTGTGCCACCGTGCTGGACGGCTGCTTGCCTGCAACCCTCTCCTCGCTGATCCCGTGCGTGTCGAACGCCCCTTGCGCGATCGGCCGGTTCGGCTTGGCCAGCTCGTCGAAGACGACCGCCGTGCTGGGGTCACCCTCGACGAACATGACCGAGCTGAGCTGGACGAAATCGTCCTGCTTGGGGTCGGCGCCAGTTGTTTCTGTGTCGAAGCAGACTGCGATGGACTTCCTTGTCATAGTGTCAAACCCTCCCAGTTGAACCGAAGCCACCTTCTCGGTTGCTGGCACTCAGCTCCTCAGCTTCTGCCAGATCGACGCGGTAGAACGGTAGGAACATTGCCTGACAGATGCGCTCACCAGGGTTGATGTAGTAGGTATCGTCGCCGCGATTCCAGACCGAGACCTTTACCTCGTCCCGATAGTCTGGGTCGATCACCCCGATCAGGTTACCGAGGACGACGCCGTGCTTGTGCCCAAGGCCGGAGCGCGGGGTCAGCAGCATGACGATCGATTCCGGCACCTCGAAGATCAACCCGGTCGGCAGCAGAATGGTCTGCCCAGGGGCGAGGGTGGTTCTGGCGAAGGTCGCTGCCCTCAGATCGATGGCGGCGGCACCGGCAGTAGATCCGGAGGGGAGGGGGTGGTGTTCGTAGAACGCTGGGTCGATGACTTTGACGTTGATCTTCATGCCCTGGCACCCTCCGGTACCACCAAAAGCAGGTAGGTTGTATCCTCTGTTTGTATTACCTCGTGTTCGACCTTAGTCGTACGGAGATTGCCCAAGGAGATACCCATTCCTTCCTTTAATGTCATGTGCAAGATTGGTTTGCTCTTTAGCTGTCCTATCTTTACGCCCTTGGCTAAGTCTGAGTCCGTCTTCTTCCGGTAAGCGAAAGTATTCGAGCTTGGGTCCACAAGAGGCGTAATTTTGTCTCCCAATTTCCAACCGAGTTCTTCGAGTACTTTTTCGCCTATTTCTACACGCAGAAAATCCCCTTGCTTTCCCCGCCTTGTGATAGCGATTCTGACGTCTATTGACCTATCCACAGTCGCGGGATAGCCGCCCCTTGTTAGATAAAAGGACGAGGCAGGCGGAAACCTTGAAACATCAAATTCTTGAGTCATAACTGCTCCTTAGTTTCCTAGTTCACCAGATCCTTCAGCGCCTTCGCCGGCTTGAACACCACCGCCTTGCTGGCCGGTATCTGGATCGTCTGGCCGGTGGCGGGGTTGCGGCCGGTGCGGGCTTCACGGTCCTTGACGTGGAAAGCGCCGAAGCCGTGGATGGTTACGTCTTCTCCGACTGCCAGGTAGTCTGCGATCCTGCCGAATACAGCATCGAGCACCCGGCCGGCACTGGCTTTGCTGACATCAATTTCAGTGGTGATTGCGTTTACCAGTTCTGCTTTGTTCATCTCAGTTCTCTCATTGATTGCCGGGGACCGCCCGGCGCGGGTTCATGCTGCCTCGGCGTGGCCCAAGGCCTTGTCGATGGCGTAATTGATCAGCTCCGGCGTCGGGTGCGGCCCGATCTCGACCTGCGTCCCGAAGTTCGGGCCCAGTGAAGGCTCTGCCCAGAGAGGGCAGGGCAGACCCGGGATGCCTTGGGTCATGATGGAGTGGACCTCCATGATCAGGCTTGGCGCCTTGCTGCTGTGGCAGGAAAACACCAGCTCGTCATGGATCGGAGCAAGGAACTGAGCCCCGTGACGCTGGAAGGTTTTGCGCTGGTAGAGGGCGGTCAGGACGACCTTCAAATAGTCGGCGCACACGCCTTGGATCAGGGAGTTCAAGGCCGACCGCTCAAGGTAGCCGCGCATGCCTTCATCGTTGGTCAGCAGCTTGCTGAACAGATGGCGCCGGGAACCGTAGAGCGTCGTCAGGTAACCCTGGCTGTGCAGCTGCTCGATGGACTTCTCGCGCCAGTCCTCGTACCCGGAGTACAGCTTCTTCTTGGCAGAGAGGTAGTCCTTGGCTATCTCCGGGTCACAGATCAGCTTCCGGGCCAGCTTGGTTGGGCCTCCACCGTATTGGCTGAGGAAGTTGACGCCCTTGGCATCGCCGCGGATCTTCTTGTAGCTCTTGGCGTCGGGGTGGGTATCGTCGTGGCGGGCTTCCTCGAACTGCTCGTAAGGCACCCCGGCAATCCCGGCAGCCGTCAGGCTGTGGATGTCCCGCAGTTCTGATGTCCGGAAACGCTCGACGAACTTGGGGCCCAGCTGTTCGATCATCCAGTCGGGCAGCGTCTTGAGGACGTTGCCGTCGATGTAGCAGCTCAGCATCTCAATGTCCCGGGATAGCCCGGCGCCGACCCGCAGTTCCTCGCCAGCCCAATCGATTGAGCAGATCAGGTCGTGGCCCTTGAGCGGGATCACAGCGTTCCGGAACTTGATGCCGTCGCCGCGCTTCGGCATCTGCATCAGATTCGGCGAGCTGCCCGACATGCGCCGGGTTTCCGTGCCGCAGCTGTTGAGCTGGGGGTGGACCAGACCGGTCTTGGGGTGCTGCCACAGCGGGTACTTGCTGTAGAAGTTGCTGTTGCGGGTCTGCGCCTTCTTGGCCTTCAGCAGGCACTCCAGTGCCTCACGCTTCCACGAACCTTCCGGTGCGTCCGTGGCCATCGCTGTCAAGATCGCGTCCTCGTTAGCCTGTGCTCCGCCTTCCAGCCCCAAGTCAGCGCGTTCCTCGGTGACATCGAAGCTGCGTATCCGGAGCGGTAAGGCCAGCATGCCGTACAGCAACGCCTTCATCTGCAGAGGGGAGCTCAGCGACAGTTCGCTGCCGACCGTTTCGTACCGCTTGTCATCGGGCGTGGCCTCGACTTTAACCTCGCGGCAGAGCTCCATTAGTCTCTGGACTTTGGGCTTCTCGGTGCAGTTCTTCTGGTGCAGACAATCCACTAGGTCACGAATTAGCCCCAGGATACGCTCGGCTCGACTGTCTGGGTGGTCTAGGCCCAGTGTGGCTTCCTTCCATGCCACCCAGGCCTTATTGGTAGTCTTCTCCAGAGCAGGGAGCCCAAGGTACTCAAAAACCTCGCTGAACTGCACTGCCGTCATCTTGAAGTCGATCGGCTTCTCGACCCGTTCCATATCCCGGTACGTCACCCTCTCCTCGATCTTGAGGGTCAGGGCGGCGATGTCCTCAGCCATCCTGCTTTTGGCGTCGTTCTCTTCGAGTTGCTTGGCCTTGACCGCCGCGGCGTACTTGGCATCGATCATCTCGCGCTCGACTTCCAGCAGGTTGCGGATACCCTCCTGCAGGACCTCGTCCGTCTGGTTCTCCCGCAGCAATTCACGGAGGCGGGCCATGTTGGTATCGAACACCTCTTGGTCCTCGATCCGCAGTCGGTCGAGTTCCTGCCAGTCGATGTCGATGCCGGCGAGGTAGGCGTCGGACAGCAGATAGATCGGCGGGAATTCATTCTGTCTGACGAAGTCCCAGGTGCCTTCCAGCAGCAACTGGAGCTTGAGGAATTCATACAAGTGGGCCGTGACCAACGGATCATCGGCGCCGTACTGCAGGACGTGCTCAGCGCTGTAGTCGCGCATCGCTGTCCCCTTCTCGATGACGTCGTGGTAGTGCAGCTGCTTGTAGCCAAGGATCCGGAGGCTCATATCCTTCAGACCGCTGGACTCCTGCTCGTCGACATGCGATGACATCACTTTGGTGTCATGCGCCGGCGGCAGATCACGACCGAACTGATTCTTGTAGATGGTCTGTTCGAAATACAGGTTCTGGATCACCAGCGGGGTGCCCGCCGGAATGCAATCGATCAGCTTGGGGATGAACTCGGCCGGCAGGTTGTTGTTGCCGGCGTGGTCGACCGTCGCGTAGAAGGTGTGCTCCAGGTTCTTGCCGAACGTGAAGCCGGCGCCGGTGATGGTCGAGGACAGCATGTCGACGTACTCACGACCATTAGCTGCTTCGATGAACGCATCGGTAACAGGTGCCGAGGTCTCCCAGTCGATCGAGATGAAGGGCGACTCGGCGAACAACTCGCGGGCCTGGGCCAGAGTGCCTTCCTCATCGTCCAGGGCCGAAGCGTCAAGGATGAAAGGCGGATTGGGCATGAACGGCGCCAGAGTCTGGCGCAGGTCCTGACAGCCGACGGCATCCAGCAAGGTGCCCAGTTTGTCAGCCCGGGGCAGGGCGGTGGACCACTTCGGAGTCAGGTAGATGCTCTTGCCACTGATCTCGGTCTTGCTATTGACGAGGCTGGGGTGGAGGATCGCTAGGTCCCAGCACATTATCCAGTTTTGCAGGTCTCGGAAGATCATCTCCAGTAGCGGATCGCTACCTGACTCAGCCAGCTTTTTCAGCAGGTTGTAGCCGGCACCGGTCAGCATGTCCTGCAGCTGCTGCAGTCCGTCGTCGCCGTAGGTCTCGACCAGCTTGAGCCACTTGGCAGGACCGAAGCCGTTGACACCCTTGTACCCGTCCGACGAATCGCCGACGAGCGACTTGTAGAGGGCGACCCGGTTGAAGGGGACCTCGATGTCCTTGTCCTTGAAGCAGTCGATGAATTCGTGGCCGATGTTCAGGACGACGCTGTCCGATCCAAGCTGAGCCAAGTCGCGGTCGACGGTGTAGATCATGGAGGCCGGCAGATGCTTGGCCATCCAGGCGATCACGTCATCTGCCTCGACCGTGTCGACGACGACCTGGGTGATGCCCAAGTATTTCAGCAGCAGCTTGGTATGCTTGATGGTCTCGCTGATGGCGAACTTGAGCTCTGGCGATTGCTCGCGCTCCTTGCGGGCCTTCTTGTAATCAGGGAAGCGGGTTTCGCGGTAGAGGTTACCGCCGTCCCAGACAGCCACGACTTGCTTCACCCTGAAATCCTTCAGGATCGGGAGCAGGACGGAGTTGACGAGGTTGTCGATAGCGTGGCCGGCGGTGTTGACCGTCTTGCCAGTGATTGAGTCACGGTCACCGTCTCTGTCGGTGCCGGAGTGCAGGCTGCGAAGCGCAAGCCCACGAATATCCAGTAGGACGTAGCTGTCCATGATGCCTCCAAGGAAAGCCTTCCCGGTCTGGAGTGCTGCCAGACCGGGTCGGTGGGTCTACTTATTCAGGTATCGCCAGGCGACGTATCCTGAAACTGCAATTGCCAGAACGTCGAGTAGCAGGCACATCAGGCCAGTCCGTACTCTTTCGGATCCAGACGCAAAGTGCGGCAGACCTCCATGATGACGGTGTGCTCCTCCGGCTCGATCTCACCATCAGCCTTGGCGATCGCCAGCATGGTGAGCAGAACCTCCTGCGCGTGGTCGTCGTTGTCGGCGATGTCACTGATCTCGTCCAGCATCTTCTTCTTGCCGATGCCGAAATCCGCGTCGAGGATGTTTTCGAAGCGGGTGATCGTCTTCGTGATCTCCCGGCCGCGGAAGGCTTCAAGCAGGTCATTGGCTTGCAGGAGCTTGGTCAGCTTGTCAGTCTCGGAACGCTCGATGGTTCCATCTGCTGCCGCCGTGAGCAAAGCCCCGGCGACAATGGCTTCCATCACGTTTTTGTTCTGGACTTTCTTGGCTTTGTTGAACAGGTTTCCAAACATTTTGATACTCCAAAGGAAGATACCAGCCCGGGGTGCTGCCGGGCTGGCTTATTGATATTACGCAGCCTGATTCTGGGGCTGGTAATCACCTACTGCTTCAAACGTCCAAGGCTGGAACGTCCGGGTGCCGGTCTTGATCGGACTACCCACTCCTACCTTGGTGACTACCTGCGGGACCCTGCGGCCCTTGGTGACACCCAGTACCTTGGAGTACCCAGCAAACTTCTTCGCAGAAGTCTGTGGAATTGCCAGCATCGCTACCGCGCCGTCGTGCTCCCCGCCGATGATCATCGCCGCGGCCTCCAACGTATTCCTCACCACCGGCGAATGACCCTCTGCCTTCCACCGGGCGATGACCTGTGCAACAGGTTCACCGGCTGTGGTGACGGCGTTGGGGTTCTTGGTGATGTCCTCGTAGGACCAGACAGCCTGAGCGTCCGAACCTTCTTCCTTGGAGCGGTGGATGTACACCTTCTTCACCTGGAAAATGTTGCAGGTGAAATCGCTGCCCATCTTCTCTTCGTCGAACCAGAAGATGCCGCTGTCGAGCTTGACTCGGGAAAATGAGCCAAAGCCGATCTCGTCATCGAGGTCGTCGAAGCCGTCGTTGAACTGGGAGGCCTGGACAGGCAGAGGCTGTACCGCCGGAAGCGCATTGGCTGCCGGTTGCAGATAACCTGTGGTCTGGGGGACAGACTCCTCGTACGAGGCTACAGGAGGGAGAGGCTGCTCAACAGGTGCTGCCGGGGCGGCAACGGTCGGGTTGGTGAGCGGGTTGGTGAGCGGGTTGACGGGCTGGTTTCTTAACAGAGTCATAATAGTCTCCTTGGTCGTTTACATGTGTCAGCTCTTCGACGTGCTGTCAGGCTGCTGACGTGGCCTACTTCTGGTGCTGCAGATTCGGCGTGAGTTGAATCTAACAGCACCGGAATCGGTTGACAAGAGGTCAATGCACAAAGCTGGCATGCACCATCACCAGGCGCTGCTTGGCGCGGGTGACGGCGGTGTACAAGAAGCGCTTGGCCTCCTCGAAATCGTTGGCTTGCTCGAACGCCGCCACTTCTTCCACGTAGATCTGGACGGAGTCCCATTCAGAGCCCTGTGCGGTGTGGGCGGTGATGGCGTAGCCGAGCTGGAATTGGCAGTCCCTAAGCTCTGGCTGCCGGTCATGGATGCCGTCGATATGCATGTGCTCGAGGTGAACCCTCTTGCCTGCGTCGTCGACGACGTGGTTGTTGCCGGCGTACCACCAGAGTGAGTTATTGACGAGGCCAAGGTGGGCCCATGTTTTCACCGTGGCCTTGCACACCAGAGGTTCACCCTCGACCAGTTCCTTGGCCGGCAGTCCCAGCCGGTTGCGCATCCCAGTGTTCAGGGATTTGCGAGTGGCATTGCGCCAGACGATGACGGGTCCGTTGGCGGGATCGAAAATGCGAGCTGACTCGATGCCGGGCGGCGGGTCTATGGTCTGGTCCCGGGTAGCGTTGCGGATCGCATGAGCGAACTGGATGATCGGGGACCCTTCCGCCTGTCGGTGGATCTCCTGCAGCTCTACGCCGTCTTCCTCTTCGAGGACCATCCGGTCCTTGATCGGCGACAACTGACCCGGGTCCCCTACCAGGATGATCCGGTCGAACACCTTGAGAGCCTGGGAGAGCAGCCGGTCACCGACCATCGAGGCTTCGTCGATGACAAGGCAGGATTGAGGGTCCTGTTTTCGAGCTGTCCACCCCTCAACGTGCTTCATCTTGTCGATGCCGAACACAACCAGAGCTTCTTCCAGATTCTGGTGGGCTTGGTTCACTTTTATGATTGCCTCATCAGGAGGCACCTTATGGATCAAGGCTGGGATGCTCTTGCTGTTTGGGTTCTCCACCCAGTTGGCAAAGCTCTCGAACTCCTCCGTGTAGTGTGGTCGCAGGCAGGCCGCATGCAGGGTGGTGGCATTGATGCCCTTCTTCTGCAGGACGATGGCTGCCCGGTTGGTCGGGGCGCAGATGACGGCCGCCGGGATTTCTTCGGCGATGTGCGGGATCATCGAGGTCTTGCCGGTACCGGCGAGGCCGCGGAGGGCGACGACCTGGCCGGGGAGGTCCAGCAGCTGGTCGAGGCAGTCTTCTTGATGGGGTGTGAGTTCCAAGGTCATGGTAGGTCCACTGTTGCTGTTGAAAGGATGAGGACGAAGACGAGGATGACTAGCTCCATGTCACCTTTCCTTCGCATAGGCGCGAAGGACTGCCTCGAGCCCGGGCTTGCATTCCCGTAGCTCAGGGCAGATTCCATTGCGGTACACACAGACCGGGACCATGTGATCGGAGAGCGCCGGGTCGACTTTTCGCATAGCTTTCTTGAGCTTCATCCAAGTAGCGACGGTCTCATCCGCCGAGGCGTAGCACAGGCGCTTCAGGCTCATGTTGACCAGGGCTTGAGCATTGGCGAACAGGCCGTGATTGACTGGTGTGTATCGGTCCTCGTCACCCTTCCCACCACGGTCTTTGCGGTTGGACTCAACGAAATGCTCGACCCCGTACTTATGCCTGACGATATGCACCGACACGAAGGTGAAGATGTTCCGCAGTTCGATCCAGAAGGTCTGGGTACGCATCGGGGAGTGCTCGCAGCGGTAGATCTTTTCGAGTGTCATTTCGCTGGGTTTCATGCCCGGTTTGCGGGTCATGTCACAAGCTCGGCGCATGATGCGGTCGTCGACCAGCTTCTCGATGTGGATATCGATGCGGCGATGGGTCATGCGGCCCTCCCGTATTTTTCGGCGACTTGGTCGGGGGTCATGCCGTACTTGAACAAGGCGTTCCAGACCGTGCCGCTCCACCCTCCGATCTTCTTGGCGAATGCATTGGCTGACATCTTTTGTCCTTGATACGTCACCCAGCACACCTTCTTGCTGGAAAGCATCTTGTCCAGGATGTCGTCTGTTATGGTCAACGGACCTCCATCATTTGCCGCCAGAAAAGGCTTCAATGTGGAGTAGGCTTTCTGTCTCGTAACCCCGGTCAGGGATGAGAATTCCAGCAGCTTCATGCTCTTTCCGTTGAAGGAAACGATCACGTTGTTGCCCCTGTTCCATACCTGCTCTGCTCGTGATGCCCACCTGCAGTTTTCGGGGTAGTACCCCTTGCTGGGGTCGATCCTGTCTAACGTGTACCCTTCTGGCCTATCGCCCATATCCTCGAGGAAGTTTTCAAACTTGTCCCACCTCTCGCATACCGTGATACCTGCTCCACCGTAATAGGAGTAGTACGTGTAGTTGGGGTTATTACAGCGGGAGCGCATCATCGCCCAAGACTTGTAGGCAGGGTCCTTGGACTTCCCGTGTGTCTTGACGGTAGCTGGCATCCTTTCTTTCTGTTTGCACCCGCATGACATGCTGTATCCCGCCCGTAAAGAGAGGGATGCCACCTCTCTGACAGTCCCGCACACGCATTGAACAACCCAGTGTCTTTTTCGATTGCGGTATTCGCCCTTGCGCAGCACGGTCCAATGGTCAAGCACTTGCCCGGTCAAATCGATTAAAGCAGGCATCCTTACCTCCAGTTCGCGATGTCGCTCATGCTGTCGTTCTCCTCGAACTTCAGCGCGGCGGCGCTAGAGTAGGCAGTCACAGCCCTCTCAAAAAAGTTTTCCTCGGCCTTGATGGATGACATCGCGTCCAGCCAAGGCATGGTCTCCTCCGCGTGGAAGAGCTTCGAGTAGCCCATCTGGCGCAAGCGCCGATCGGCCAAGTAGCGGGTGTGCTGCTTGTGAGCTTCGGGGTTGTACCCGAGAATGGTTGAGGGGATGCAGTAGTCCGCCCACTCATCCATGCTTTCCATTGCCCTAGAGAACAGGGAATGCACATCATCCACATGAGGCTTGCTGCCTAGCTCCGCTGCACACTCCCCAAACAGCTTCATGCCAAAGGCAGTGTGCGTCGATTCGTCCCTGTGAATCATTCTTATTTGCGTTGCCGCACCTATCATCAGGTTGCGTCGAAGCAGGGAGTAGATTGCGGCAAAGGCGGTTGGGAACCAGACGCCTTCCACCAGCCCGGAGAAGGATGCGATCTGCAGCAGCACATCCGGTGCTGATGTCATGCTGTTGATGCAGTCGAACCATTGCTTGATGTGCGGCTTGGTCCGGTACATGTTGTAGACCTCTTCTTGGTCCACACCCAGTACCTCCAGGCAGTGCTGATATGCATGCCGGTGTACCCCTTCCTCGGCGATCTGCCTCTCGAGGTAGTACCTGATCTCAGCCGCCTTGAACATTTCATAGAAGCGGATGCAGAGGTTCTCGGCGATGGCAGCGTCAGCCGTGGTCAGGCTGGCGAACACCATCATGAACATGTGCCTCTCGTCGGCCGTAAGGCTGTGCTCATAACACGCCTTGTCCTGAGTCATGTTGATCTCAGGGGCAAACCAAGTGTTGTGGATGGATTTCTCCACCATGGTCGCCGCCCAGGGGTATTTGTACGGCGCCAGATTGAAGCTCTCAGAGCCTTTCAGCAGGAATTTCTCTATCATCATTTCTCTCCGTTGGTCGTAAAGGCCGTGCCGGGCCCAGATGTCTTCCGCATTCACATTTTGTTCGGGTTGTGATCCCGATCCATACCGCTGTCAGGCCGCAGCCGCAGCGGTGGAAGAAGGTTCTGACAGGGTTGTTGACTGGGTGATACCAATTCACTCCAAATTCCCCACGATCCCCTCCTCCCCCATCAGCTCCGCCAACAGCACCTTGCTGTCCCGGACTACCGAGTTTGCCGCCTGCTCCTTGGCGACCAAGTTGTTGCGCAGCTTCACCGCCACGGTCTTCATGGCCGTGAACAGGTAGATGTTGACGCTCTCGGACTGCTGCCCCGTCCGGTGCAGTCGGGACACCGCCTGCTCCAGCAGCCCGGGGACACTGATGGGTTCGATGAAGGCAACGTGACTGCAGACGCCTTGGAGGCCATCGACACCGACCCCGCCTGACCGCGGGTTGGCGATCATCAGCCGGCAGCTGTTGTCAGCGATGAACTTCTGCTTCATCTGCTCCCGCTCCTTGCCCGTGACCTCGCCGTAGAGGGTGGCGGGGTTGAGGTGGCTGTAGCGCATGGCCAGCTTCCGGATCGAGTCGGTGAACCAGGCGAAGAGCAGCAGCTTCCTGCCACCCAAGCTGTGGATCAGCTCGTCGAGGGCAGTGATCAGGGTGTTCTCAGCCTTCCAGCCCTCCTCGACGAACAGCTCCGGGCAGACCAAGATCCGCTGTGACTTCACATAGAGCGAGGAGGCCGTGGTCGCGTCGATGACCTTGTCGCCGATCTCAAGGATGCGTTGCTTGACCAGCTTCTCGTAGAGCTTCTGGTGCTTCGGAGACAGCTCGACCCGCGTCTCTGAAATGAGGCGTGGGGGTAGGTCGAGGGCGTCTTTCTTGGTGGTGCGCCGGCCCTGCAGGTACAGGGACTGGTAGGCATAGTCCTCGTTCTGGAAGCCGATCAGCTTCGGGAAGCGGCCCAGGGTATAGATGCAATGCAGCCGCTCGAACGCCCGGAAGCTGCCGTACCGGGTCGGGGTGATCAGCTTCACCAGCCCGTACATGTCGGAGATGTTGTTCTCGATGGGCGAGCCGGAGATCAGGACCAGGCCGTTGGTGGCGTGGAGGTCGCCGGCGAATTGCTTGACGGATTTGTGGAGGTCGGAGGAAGGCGACTTCACCGCGGTGGCCTCATCCAGCGTCAGGTGGTTGTAGCCTTTGGCCAACCAGGTGTTGACGTTGGCTTCGTCGGCCGGCGACAGCCGGCTGGCTTGTTCAACGCAGGCGCCTTTCTTCTCTGCCGACTTCCGGCGCCTGGTGACCAGACTATTGATCTCGGTCGCCGACTTGCCGGAGAACATGTCGTAGCTCATCACCAGCACATCGGGCCATCCATGCCGGTCCCATCCGGCCAACAGCGCGTCCCGCTCGGCGACATCGCCCTGGAACACCTCGATCCGGACATGCTTCTCGATGCCGGGGAAGTTGGCGTGGAAGGAGTCGCGGAACTGTTTGACCAAAATCGGTGGCATGACTGCCACCGCTTTGTTGCCGAGTGACACTAGCCAAAGGATGTGGGCCTGAGCGATCAGGGTCTTGCCAAGGCCGGGGTCATCGTAGAGGCCGGCCCGGGGGTACAGGGCCAGCAGGTTGAGCCCTGTGATCTGATGCTGGAACGGGATGCGCGAGAGCCGAATCGAGTCGGCCCACGCGGGGCCATCCTTGATGTTGGCTGCCGCCCAGTAGTCCGACAGGGTTTCGATGCGAGGTGCGGATGTCATGGCCAGTACTGCAGACATGGTTTTCTCCTGTGGTTAAGACTTACTCCTCTACGAATCCGCCAGTGGTAATGTGCTCGAGCTGCGACAGATCCAGCGCAATCCAGCCGCGGGCGTTCGCATTGCCGGGCGGGCCGATCTGGCCCAGGCAATAGTTCGCGGTGCGATAAAGTTCGATCAGGGCCTGCGGTGACCCCACTTCGTTGGGGATCTGCATGGAGCGGGTGTAGAGGTGGTACTGCTGGAAGCAGGTGACTGCGTTGAGGTAGAGCGTGTTGCCATCCCTGACGTAGTGGCCGGGGCTGAGACGGCCCGGGGTGTTGGTCTCGGGCAGTATTTCTGCCATGTGATCCAGGTGCTCGAGTACGGTCTCCGGGGTGCCCATCTTCAGTCGCATCTCCTCGATCGACTTCTTCTCTGTGTGCCACGAGTCGACGACGATGCGATCCAGCTCCGCCAGCCGGTCCAGCAAGGGCTGCGGGAACCCTTCCAGTACCGCTCGCAGGAAGCGGAGGCCAGTGCGGATCACGAACAGGTTCTGCACCCGGCGTGAGTGTTCGTTGTTGGGGAGGTCAGCCTGCGCCTCCTTATGCCATTGCCTGCATGTTTCCAGATCCATCTTTAGGGCGTAGTCGACCATGGCTTTGACCAGCCGCTCCGATGCGTTGCCATCGACCTTGGCTTTGTCCAGGGTCTCGCGGTAGACCCACTGGAAGTTCTCGCGGTTGTTGTCGGTCTCGTGTGCCTTCTCATCGATCTTGATCACGATCGACCGTTGCAGCAATTCCTCTGACGCGGTCGCCTCCTTGGACAGGTAGATACAGGGCGCGGTCGCCGCTTGCCGGTCCACTGCCGTGTTGACCCCGCCGATGGACTTCTTGCCGATGTAGCCGGTGCTGATGCCCTGCCGAACGTACGCTGCCTTGAAACATTCGAGGATCTTGGTGTAGCGGTTGAACTCCATCTGGGGCTTATTAAATTCGTCGAACACCCGCGCAACGGTGGTCGATTCGGACAGCGCCTTCTTGATCGGGAGCGGTGTGGCCAGCCCGACAACCATCGGGCCGTTCACCAGCCGGGTGCCGGTCAATGCGGAGTAGACCGTAGCGGTGTGCGTCTTACCGGCGCCCTTCTGGCCGGCGATGTGCAGCAGTGGGAACTCAGGCATCTGGATGGCATTGAGATGTTCTTTGAGGTGGCAGGCGCTCGCCCATCCCAGCAGATGGCCCACCGACACATCCACGTTCGAATGCATCAGCCGGTCGAGGTACTCGACGACCTCTGTGTCCTCCGGCTTGGCCCGGGGGATCCCGCAGAGGGACACGCAGGTGTCGCCTGCATCGCCTTCGTACATTATCTTGCTGGTGATGCCGGCGTCATCGACGGACCAGCCGTTCTCGACCCAGACCTTGGGTTCTTTCCCGTCCGTGGAACGAGTGACGTGGATGCCTATTTTGTCGCTTTTCATGATGACCTCTGGGTCCTGTGTTTGCTGTAGATAGAGGCGCAGTGCCGTGAGCATTGCGTCGTTGGAAGTGAGGAACATGGCGCCCCGAACCGAGGCGACCTTCTTGGAGAGACTGGCCAGACTGACCCAGTCTTCGGCGGGTATGTGGACCTGGGTCGATTCGACCACGCCGCTCTTGTTCTTGACGTTGACGGAGACATGATCGGCATGCAGGTGAATGCCGCCGTCGCCGATGGAACAGATCTGCCGTTCCCGGGTAAGCGTGAAGGTGGCGATCCGCATGCCCTCACCCTTGTGGTTCTTGTAGAGATAGCCCTCCTCGTCATCGACGATCGAAGTGGACTGCTCGGCCGCGGCTCTCTGCTTCTCCTGCACCGGGCAGCCGGCGCAGGGGTTGTGCTCGAGGACTGACTTGCACCCGCCGCAGGAGAAATCCAGGTTGCCTTTCTCGGCGAGGCTGACATTGCCTCTGACGTGTTTTTCCCGAAGTTCAGGGGTGGGGTGATTGCCTGACTCGTAGGCATGGACGAGTTGCTTGATGTAATCGTCACGGCCTTTGCCAGTAATGTTCTGGGCGTGGCCGAGGAAGGCACCGACCTGCATGGAGACGGCATTGAACCGACCCTGCAGACCTGTCTTCTTGATCTTGTTCGGGTCGAGCATGGCTCGGATGCACTCCGGGAACCGGCCGTCGCCGAACTCATCCAGATCCTCGTCCGGGACCGGAGAGTGCTGGACTTTCTGCGCAGCCTTGACGGCATCCTTGGCCTTCTTCCAGAGCTTGCCGAGCTCAACGTTGTGCGCCTTGGTAGTGAAGCCGATGACGTTGATCGACCGCGGGCCGGTCACGTACTGCAAGTAGTCCTCGACGGTCATCCGGCGGACTTCGTCGGCGGAGACCTGCACCTTCCACCGGCCCTTCTTGCCCTCCTTTTGGTGATCGGTGTTGGCAATCCGCAGCATGGCGCGGGTCTTGTAGAGGTTGCGGTCGAGGACGATGCCGGCTTCGTTCTCGATCACCGCGGCCATGTATCCATGGAGCTTGTTCAGTGACTGAACCGGCTGGCCGTCCCCGAATATCTTCTGCGGGACGACGACGTGGAAGCCTTTGGATCCTGAGCAGTAGATGCCAATCTGATTGAGATCGACCTCCCATTTCTCCAGAAGGTCGAGCAGCTTGTTGGCCCAACTGATAGCCAGATTCAGGTCCTTGGCGTCGATGTCCATGGCGAGGTCGCCCTGGAGTCGATAGGTCTCGTAGGGTTGGCCCTTGTCTCCAGCATAGGAGTAGACCGTGGAGTGCCGGTATTCCTTGCCCAGTTCCTCGGGTGTTACCTTGGCGGGGTCAATCTCCAGGGGTATCCATTGTTCTGTCGCGTTGTCGGTTTTCTGTACCCAGATGAGCATGGTTTGACTCCCTTCAGACCAAGTGAAGCTGCGCTACAGCAGACGGAAACCGCCGGCGCAGATAAGTGAGGTGATGGATGCGATACGTCCAAGGCAACTTGAACTTCATGACGGCCTGCAGGCCGTAGGGCCCGGTCTTGAACCGGGCTGGGAGGTCGGGGCAGATGATCAGTGAACCCTGGTACAGGTCCACTGGCTGATTCGATCCTTCGAACCAGCAACCGGTGTCGTCGACCAAGGTCCAGCGAACGGAGTCTTGGCCGAGGCCTTTGACGATCTTCAGGGACTGAACGTGGAATGTGCGGAGCACATTCGGGATCACATTCGGAGGAGAGTCGCAGAGGCAGATGATGCTGCCTTCAGCGAGGGACAAGGCGGTTTCCTTGTCTGGACGGGGTGGTTTCTTCTGGACAACAGGCTCGAAAAAGCTCTCGAGCGGGCGAATTTTGGCCGCAGATAGCATGGTAGTTCTCTCAAGGTCACAGGACATCCCGCCACCCGGTTTGCTGTCCGGGTGGCGAGTGGATTCAGTCTACTGCGGAAACGGGATCAGGGCAAACACGCCTCGATCAGGCATACAGAAAGTCGATCCACTTGGTGACGTCCTCATCAGTCTGTGCCAAGTACCGGGCGCACTTCTGCCGCACCTCGAGAGGCAGGTAGTCATTGGATATGCCCTCACGCAGGAGCCGATGGGCATGCAGCATGAGCATGTCGGATGCCTCCTGATCCTTGTAGAGGTAGGCGGCAATCTGCGCACTGTTCATGATGGTGCCGATGAAGTAGCCAATGTCCTTGGCGATCTCGGTGGGTTCCTGTACGGGCGGGGCTACGGTCTTGGGTTTGAATGCGATGATGTTGGTCATGTTTACTCCTTGGGTTGGCTGTTGAGTGCTTCGTCTATTTGAGCTACGGCCGCCAGAAGGGCGGCCCTCACTGTGGTCAGTGCTTCTACTCCTTCTGAATCGTATGACCCGTCCTTCTCTACGTAGAGGCCGAGCAGGTCGTCGACCATTTCCTTTAGGGTGGTCTGCCCAGCTATCCAGTACTGGTCGTCATCCTCTTCATCTCCTCTGTATATGAGGATTGTGCCTGGGTCTATGGAAAATAGATCACACTCCTGACCCCTCCTCTTGGCCAAATCGTGAACATGGGACCAGTAGTAAGGGACTCCTGCGAAGTCTGCATACATATACGTCTCCTTGGTCAATGAACAGTTGAAGTTACGGGTTCAGCTTCCTGCTTTTCCAGTGTCGCTGCCCGGCCCATGGCCTTGAACAGCAACATCGGATCGATTCCTATTTTGTGCTCGAGCATGTTCTCGTAGATGACGAGGGCTCGATTGATCTCACTGCAGGTGATCGGGATGCCGGCGGCATCCGCCGCCTCATGCATCTCGGAGTGGGTGATGAAGTGAAAGGCGATCGGTTCGTCCGGATCCATGTCTTCAAACATTTCGAGCAGATCGCCGACGGTATTCATGATGGTGTTGCCTCCAAGGTCATGCGGAATTCACGGTACTTCTTGACTGCGCCGACAGGACCATGAGCATTGATGGTGAAGTCCCGGCGAGTGCCGTTGCAGCCGAGACAGTCGGAGCAGGTTACATCCGTGTCGGACTCATTGGAAGCAGGGCAGGGGCGCTCACCGCGCTGGCGTGACTCGTCCGGGAGCTTGACCCGGTAGGTGTACCAGCCGGCAGCCTTGGCCTCGTGATAGTCGCCGAGGTGGTCGCAAGATGCCTGAATGATCTGGCTGAAGCGTTGATCACATGTGCGCCATTGGTGGGTGTAGCCGGTGTGGCCGTCGGATGCCGACAGCAGCTCTGCCCACATCTCGTAGGGCGCCATTGCCGGGTCGCCATAGGCGCCAACTCGAATCTTCCGGTGCCGGCCGAACTTCCTCAGGTTCTTGATTGGGATCCAAGCATCCTTGGCTTCCCATACCTGGTAGGTGCCGTGCATCAAGGTCACGTAGCAAGTGCGGCCCTTGCCTTTCTTGCCTCGGAACTTGCAGTCGCCACAGATGCTGACGTCCTGATCGGTGCTGACGGCGTCCTGCGGGTGCATGTCGTTGCGGATGATGTAGACCTGCAGCATCGGGCCGGTCTTTCGATTGGATGATCCCTCACCAGCAACAACCGCGATTGGCTGTCCGTCGAGCGCAGAGGGGCCTTCCCACAATAGGTAGTACTTCATTGCCATGTCGATCTCCAAGGTCAGTACGGAGCCCGCCGGTGCTGACCGGCAGGCACAAAAAAGCCCGGACTTGCCGGGCTGTTGATTTCGGTATTTACCGAATGGGTGTTCGGTATCTACCGATTAGTCGTCACTCTTTTCTCCTTGCCAGATTTCGAGCCATACCCCCACATGGTCGGACAGTTTCTCTCTCGCGGTCCTGTAGGTCCCGGTGACGGCGTCCCCGATCGCCAAGTCGATCAGGTACCCCACGGGTATGAACGGGGTGAAAAGTAGGAGACCTATCCTCCTCCATACCAGCAAGGCGGTGGCTCGGTGTCCGATGATGAGTAAGGCGAACGGAGCCGCGCACCCTAAAAAGACGACCAGATCTAAATAATTCCTCACTTCAGTCATGCTCCCCCTCCAGCGTGATTCGCCATTGGTTGTTGATGTAGATTGCCCGGTACGCCATGCCCTTGGTGTGCAGGTCGATGCAGATATTGACCATGTCGTAGATGGTTTCCGCGATGATCATGCGACCTCCTGCAGATAGCACTGCTTGACGTTGCTCTCGATGATTTCGTTGCCTTTCAGGTCGAGCACCTGGACCTCGTTCTCTGTCTCGATCCAGACCTTGGCGCCACAGGACAGGGGCTTGTCAGGGCGATAGACGATTCGCGCCACCTCGGCGCCGTCAGGGCCCAGGATGACCGCGGTGTGGCCGTAGCAGTTGCGCTTGCTGTCCTTCGTGGTGAGGACCGGGCGGTTGCCGCCGTCCTTGCTGTTGAGGCGGATGTTCGGTTGGGATACGTGGATGATCGTTTTCATGCTGGAACCTCCTGGGCTACCGCATGGCAGATGACGCACTCGGCATAGCCGTTGTTGTGGATTCGGGCCTCATAGCAGCCCTTGTCATCCAGAAAGTTTCCGTGCTCGTCGACCAGCCAGTCGTGGTACTCCACGCCGGTAGTGATGAATTCCTTATGGTCGGGGTTGTTAGGGCAGACTTTCATGTTTCCTCCAAGGTGATATGAGAAGGCCCGGTGCTGACCGGGCCTTGGGTTGGACTAGCTGAAGCTGTATCCTTCCTTGATTGTGAAGTGCCTATTCATCTGGTCTGTATCCCAGCGGGAACCGGCCAGATCACGGATGGCGACATAGGCCTGTTGTATCTCATTGCCCGCCCGGCAAATCCGTCTGTATTCTTTTGAACCCACCGGCAGGCATTTCATGGCTATCTCCCACGCCGTGGCAGCAGAGAGCAGCTGGGTTTCGAGAATGTACGCGAGGCTGACGAGCTCGCTATCGGTCATGATCTTGGCCATGTTTGCTCCTGGCTACTTCACGTCTTTGCGGGATAAGCCCCTGACGATCGTCGAGATGGTGTTCTTGTGGACCCCGTAGAGGGCCGCAAGGGTTGCGATCTTCGCGCCGGCCTCGCGCCGGCCTCGGATCTCGCGGACGTCGTCGTCTGACAATTTCACTTTCCCTCTCATGCTGCGATGTCCTCCCTAAAGCGTTGGAATACTGGGAACCTCGGCGCGTCGACCACCCCGATGGTCACCGACTTGTAAGTCACGATCCGCCCAACCAGCGTCTCCTTTTGGGCCCAGAGCAAATCCCTGTCGGCAGCCGTGAATCCGCCACCGATCGAGAACTCCTGACCGCTGGTCAGGTCTCGGACCTGGATGGCGCCCAATGTGCCGCCGGCCACCTTCCCCTCCTTGGATGTGCTGCGCTCGGTGCGACCCAAGGCATTCTTCTTGGCCTCGTTGTGATTCCGTTCGAGCTCGTCGTAGCCGATGATCACGGCATCCGAGTCGCGCCATGGCTTAATCTTCCCGAGCAGGCCCTCGCGAGTGGAGGACCTCCCGTGCTTGTAGTAGCCGAGCGGGTCTCGGGTCATGGCGCCTTCCCAGCCAGCGCGGAGATACGATTCGTAGACCTCGATGAGCTGAGATTGGCTATCGACTGGCCGGTGTTCGACAAGCCGTACCGGCAAGCCCTTTCGCTGTGCTTCTGCGACTCGGTAGGCAGCAGACTGCAGCCGCTGACTGAAAGGGTGGTGAGGATGAGTGGCATCGTCGAAAACAAAGAAGAACGTCTCATCTGTACTCCCTTCGAATGACATGACCGATCTTGTTGTTGAGTTGAAGGCCGTTTCCGACGTCGGGTCGCCAGTCAGCAGTTCGCCATCCAGACCGTCAAGCAAGGGGTTGCTGAGGATGGCCCGGAGCTCTTTATTGGCGATCGGTTTGAGTGAGCGGGACAGTGCTTGCCCACCCTGGATGACGCACCTGATCCCGTCTATCTTCGGCGAGACGAGCAGCGTCTTGTTGATCGGCTTCTGCAGGTCAAAGGCAGAAGCCAGCATAGGTTTGAAAGTCATGCTGCCTCCTTGAGAGTGTTCTCCCGGTACTTCTCGAACGCCGCGTCCAAGATGCGCTTGAACAGGGAATCCTCGCTGGCGTAGTCCCACAGGAGCTGGTTGATCACCTCTCCGTCGAGGATGTCGAGCAAATCGATGTCCTGCTCCCATTCCTCGCGCTCGGTACCGTCATCCTCGAGGCGGGGGTCGGATTGGTTGTCGTAGGCCCGCTGGGCCGAATCAAATATGGCTTGGTCCATCAGTGTTCTCCAAGGTCGTGCAGAGCCGCTCGGCGAGGGAAACCATGTCGAGCGGTTGGTAATCCGGCAGTGCTGTGCCGGTGAGGAGGGCCGACTCGAGTCGGCCGATCTTTCTGTTGAGGTCGGCGGCTTCCTTGTAGAGGTTGCCGATCTCACGGTGGATGTCATACATTTGGTACCTCCTTGAAGTCTGTGTATTTGCTCTCCTCTCCGCAAGCCTGGCAGTAGAAGGCCTCGTAGGTCGAGTGGACTTCCCAGTCCCCGGTGACCTTGCTCCAGTAGGCCAGGGCATCCACAACGATTTCCTCACTTTCACAGTGCGGGCAGATAGGGATGTTCATGGTTACCTCCAAGTTGTGGAGGCCGTCCTTGGCCGGGTGGAATCCTTACGCCGCCATGTCTTCTGCGACGGCAGCCAGTGCGGTCTTCAGCAGCTTCGCGTCGACCTTGATGGACGGTGCCTTCTTCTCAAGCACCGCGAATTCGGGGCAGCCCATCTTCAGGAATGCCTCCTTCGCACAGGACAGCTTGAACAGCACTTGGTATTGCGGGTGGGACAGGAAGTACTCGGCGGCTTGGGCCTGATCCTGCACGACGACTTGGTCGGCGAGGGACACGGTGAAGTATTCGGGGGAAAAGCCCGAGGTGATCATTGGATACGCCTCGATCAGCTGGGCCTTCAAGGCTTTAATCTCCTTCTCGATGTCGTCTTTCTGCTTGCTGAGTTGAGCAAGGCGCAGGGCGGTTTCTAGGTTGTTCATGGTCAATACACTCCAAGGTCAAGGGTGGGTTAAGCGTGGACGATGTCGATCATCCACATGTTCAGTCGGCCGAGCCATCGGCCATACCAAGGTAGGCTGTCGACGTCGGCTTTGTGCAGATTGCGCAGCACCTTCTCTGTGCCCTCCGCCTGCTCCCGGGTGCCGACCACGATCTGCTGATAAGGGCCATAGACGACGGTCCATTGGAACTTTGAGTCTCTAATGATCATGCTTGCATCTCCGTAATGAATTGAGAGATTTTCGAAGGAAGATCCGGCAGCTTGGAAAAGCTGAGGAGCATCCGCTGGGTTTCGCCGCGATGGCGTATCGCCTGCTTGCGCAGGGATTCGGACAACGGACGGCCGGCCAGGTAATAGGCGACCGCCGCGATGAAAAGCTCGTCGAAGAGCCGGGTGGCGACATGAGGATTCATGCCAATTCTCCTAGGTCAATACGTGGGCGCCCGGGTGCTGGCCGGGCGTTGATCTATTTGCAGAGGAAGGGTTGGGCTTCTCTCAGCAGTGCCATGGCGTCCTTGGGTTTGGCTCGGTGCCAGTTGTTGGTTTCAACCGTGCCGATCTCGGCGCCGGCATAAGTCGAGTAGGCAGACTGCCTGTCCTTGCTGACTACCACCAGATACCCTTCATCCGACCCGTCATTGACGGCGTAGATGGCTTGCTCCGAGCGCTGGTACAGCTTGCCTGTCCAGCCTTCCCTGTTGAAGCTGACGCAATCGGCCTGTGGCTTCTTGGCCAACGTCCAGGCCCGATACTCAGCCTGATATTTTCCTGTCCTCTTGACCTCCATCCAGGAGACACCGGACATGCACCCGTATGGGTAGCAGTTGGTGACTGTTCCCACCCAGGTGCCTGCCATGTTGATTTCCGGCACAGGGCCGCTGAAAGCCAGCGCCTGCGCCGGCCCTGGAGCGCTGAGGAACAGCGCCAGTGCGGCAGCCGCTACTGTGTAAGCCATTGGAAGGTCTCGTAGGCTGCCGCGGCGATGCCGCCGATGGCGCCGCCGGCCAGCAGGACAACAGATATGAGCATAGCGGCACTACCGATGACGCCTGCGATTGCTTTGAGGATGATTTGCATAAGTATCTCCAAGGTTGTGGTCAGAGCTGGCTGCATTGCTGGCAGTAGTTCTGGTATTGCTCGAGAGCGAAGCTCTCGAAGTCATAGAGGTCAGATCCAAGCTCGTAGGCGCGGAGCCTGAGCTCTTCTTGGTGAGCGACAAGGTACTGCTCGAAGGTGAGCAGAGGAACAGGAATGGGCATGGGGTTCTCCGTGGTCGGGGGTGTCCCGGAGTGCTGCCGGGACACAGTATTGTAATGCTATGCGTCCGGGTCCGTCAGCAGTGCCATAACCTTAGCGGCTATCGTCCCTCTCACTAGACGGTTCACTTGCAGGTGAACCGCATCCGGGTGGCCAGCGATCGCGGTGATCGTCAGTTCCGGGGTCTCAAAGTCAATGGTGGTCGCGTCCGGGGTGAGATCCTTCTTGTCCACGCCTAGCGCATCCGCCAGCCTTTGCAGGTTCTTGGGGCTTGGGTACCCGGCCCCGCGAACCCACACGCTGATTCGATCCCTGCTCTTGGCAACCGTGTGGCCCCGGGTATCGACCCTGTCACCCCAGAGCTTGCGGGCTATATCGCTCTGGTTGAATCCTCGCTCATCCATGATCCGCTGAAGATTTCTGGCGAAGGCTTGAAGGTCTCGCCTCCCCGCTTGGGTAACTCTGCAGGTCATGGTCAGTACTCCGATGGAACCAGCAACACCGCATGCTCCCCATCATCGATCAGATAGAACCGCCACGTCCCCTCCGGCAGGTCTGTGAACTCGATGAACTGGTGGAAGATCCGGTCGTTCAGGTCATAAGTCCCATCCTCCTGCGAGTCGGTGTAGACCTCGATCGCGCCCTGACCATTCTTGCTATGCAGCAGGACGATGCCGAAGCTATCCTTGCCCGGGATGATGTCTGGGACCACACCCTTCTTGCCATAGACGCCCAGGGCGATGGCGTCAATGAACCAGTAGGCTTGGGCGTGTTCGGCGAAGAACTCCACACCGTCGGTGTGAAGGAGGCGGGGGTTGAGGGGG